CTTGCATCATGGGGTTCCCATCGCCTTGAGGTTCTCCTCTTGGAGCGTCTTGTACCTCTCCATGAGCTTGGTCAGCTTCTCCTTGGTTTCCTCGCGGACGCCGCCGGGCCGTCGCAACTCAGCGGCTCCCACCCCGTCCACGGCCTCCTTGTACTCGTCCATGGCGGCACGGAACATGGCCGTGCCTTGGAAGTTGAAGTTGGCGATCTTGGCGAACACCTTCCTCATCTGCTCAAGGTTGCTTCCTTCCACCCGCTTGCCGTCCGTGGACATGGCGGCGACAAGGTTGCCCACGTTGCTGCCGATCTGGGCCATGGCTTGTCGCTGGAACTGCTGCATGCCGGCCTGGATCTCAGTCATCCGCTTCTGAAGCTCGCCTTGGTACTCCTCGCTCTTGCTGGCCGCGAGGTAGGAGGGCGGCTCGATGTTGTGTTCGCGGATCTCCAACGTGTAGTTGGCCGCGAAGTCCTTGGGGTACAGCCGCTCATCGAACGCCTTGCCAAGGTTGCACTTGGCCCACTCGATGATCTGGGGCCGCTTCCGGGTGAGCTTGCGAGCGCCTTCGGCCAGCATGCCCTTCCACTCTTCGGCCTTGGCCCAAATCTCCTCGCGCTGGTCCTTGCGGAACAGCCGGATCTTGTCCACGGGGTAGGGCAGGGTCATGAACGCGAACCACTCCCGTACCGCCGTCTTGGTCCGCTGGATGTCCTTGTACTCCTCCATGTTCTTGTCGATCAGCCGGCGTGTGGTCGTGATGCAGTCCTCTTCGGCTTCCAGGGCTTCAGCGGCGAGGATGTTCTCGGCGCGGTCCACCTTCTTCTGGATGCCGAATCCGCCAAGGCTGATGCTCACCCCGGAGAGCATGTCCTTGACTTCGGAGATGTTGTCGAACGTGATGCCGGCCTTTTCGGTCGATTCCGGCTTGGTCTTCTTGTTCTTCGCCATGATCTGGTTCCTTTGGGTGTTGATCGAATCACTTCCTACTGCGGCGGGCATCGACGGGGCGAGTGAACGCCTCTTCCACGCTCCACTTGTTCAGCACCAACCGCCTGTAAAGCGTGTAGTAATTGATCTTCAAGATGATCGACCAGCGACGAATGGAGTGCCACTCTTCGTTCCACTGTATCCCTGGCGGGCCTTTCTCTGGGTCAGGGGTGCGGCGAGTATAGACACGCTGCTTGCGTCCAGTGGGCTTCCGTTCCCTGTTCCGCCCCAAGTTGGCACCCTTGGGCCTATCGAGGGGCAAGCCCTCCCTGATCCGATAGGCGACAGCGGGAACCGTCAGCCCTATCTTTTCCGCCCACTGCTTGTACGTCATGCCTTCATGGAACTTCTGTGGTCGTCCAGCCATGATTCGATCACCTCTTGACTCGCTTGAGGATTTCGTGATAGCACGCCACGGCCAACGTGACCGTGGCAGGATCGTCTTCCGCCATGGCCGTGTAAGCCAGATCGCTCAACTCCTGGGACAACTCAGAAGAGAGCTTGCCGGAATCGGCAAGCTCGTCTGCGAGAGGAAGCAAGGCGTCCACATGGCCTTCCTGCGCTTGCTTCCAAAGTTCATCTAGCATATTGGATGCGTTCACTCCACATGCCTCCATCCCTTCTTGAGGACGATAGCGCTCACCCTTCCTTGTCATCTGTAATGGGTTATCCAACATAGATGACCCTCGCTTCCACGAAGTCGTGCGTCGGGTTCATCTTCCGCCATGCCTTCATTCCTTGCTCCAAGGCATCGGACGGGCTGGAGGCCATCACCTGATAGCCGTAGCTGTAGTAGCATGGGCATTCCGTAATCAGCCTGCCCTGCACGATGACGGTGAAATTGGCCATGACCACCTTCCTTCCATGATATAGATAGGGGTTATGCGTGTCTACGCCAATCCGAAAATTCCGACAGAACGCTTCCAAACTGCCGGCCATGTACGAAAAGAGAGGGGGCGAGGCATAGCCCCACCCCCTCCTTCCACTCGCCCCTCTTAGTGGCTTACGCGGCCTCCACCTTGGCCTTGGTCTTCTTCTCTGCCTTGATCTCCGGTTCCGGCTTGCCCTCGATCAGGGCGTCCAGGCGGGACACCAGATGCTTCTGCCGGCCCCCGGCGAACAGGTCGGACATGATGGCCCACAGCCGCTTCTTGGTGGCGGATTCCGCCACGCCGCTGTAGTTGTCGCGGAAGAAGTCCTTGACTTCCTTGAGGTTGAGCGCCGCCGACTTGGTGGGCGTGGGCGTGGGCGTGGGAGCCTTGTCCTCGCCCTCCTTGGCCTCCGTGCCGGACTCGGCGCTGGTCGCCTCCGTGGTGGCGCTGGGGGCGTCGTCCTTGTCGGTCAGCTTGCGGATCGCAGCGGACACGAAGCTGTTGTCCACCTTGCCGTCGAACGCTTCGCCCTTCTTGCCGTCGAAGGCGTGGGCCTCCTCCGCGAGGGTCTTGGCGATCTCCAGGGCACCCTCCTGCTCGTTCAGGTCGAGCTTGGCCAGCGCCTTGGCCGTCGAGAGGCCGATCTCGCCGCTCTTGATGCGTGCCCGGACTTCTTCGCTCACCTCGTCCAGCTTCTTGAGGTGGGCGACATAGGACGGGTCCACGCCGTAGTACTTGGCGATCTTGGCGTCCTTCCAGCCCGCATCCCGCAGCATGTTGTGGGCACGCCAGTGATCCACGGGCGTCAACTCCGTGGTGCGGGCGTTGGTGTCGATGTCGATGAGCAACCGCTCCAGCGGCGACTCAGCCTCGACCACCATGGCCTTGAACAGGCGGGGCTTGTCGGGGTTCTCCGCGTTGAGGTTCTTGATCGCCATCAGCCGCTTGTAGCCGGCGATCAGGACGGGCTTGCCATCCTCGATGGCCACCAGACCGGCCTGCAACTGGCCGTGCTGCTTGATGGACTTCTGGGTGAGGGCGATCTCCTCTTCGGAGTGGGCACCCTTGCCGCCCTCGCGACTGTTGTCGTCGTGCGACACCTTCACGCCATCGACCGGGAAGTCGTACTGCTTGTCCACTTCGTACTCGCCCACCTTCTTGGCAGGCTTGGCCTTCTTCTCCTTGACGGGAGCGGCCTCGACGGTCACGGGGGCGGTCGTCTCTTCGGTCGTAGCGGTCTTCTTGCTCATCGGTAGCGGTCCTCTAGGGCGATTCAGGTAAGGTAAATGTAGTCGCAGGGCGAACTGATTTCAAGGGGCGTTGTCTTGATTCGATCACTATTCTCAGCAGCCGCAGTGGAATTGGATGCGGTTATCGTCCGTGATTGGATCGCCGTCCTCATCCGTGGCCATGTCCTTGCCAGTGACGATCCGGTAGTGCTTCATCAACTCGTCTGCTTGCTCGTAGCAGACATTGGGCGTGTCGAAGTTGAAGTAGATAGCATCGCCGGCCCTGCCGGCCTTTTCCGCCTCCTTCATGAACTCTTCGTAGCTCATGCCCTTCGGCTCATCCTCGTCGTAATCCGCCTTGTAGTGCGGTTCCCAATGGGGATGGAGCTTGGCAGCGAAATCGGTGATCCAATCCACCGATTCTTGCCATTCCCTCGTCCACTTCCTCTGGGCCACGGCTTCGTCATCGTATCCGTTCTCCTCAAGAAAGTCCGCAAACACCTTGCGGGTGGCCTCGTCGTAGCGGTTGGCTTCCAATGCCTTGGTGAAGGCCAACAACTGTTCCTGCTTGGTCACTTGATATCCTCCAACTTCTTGGCAACGAACCCTGGATGCGTCCAGACATGCCGCAGGCTTGTGACCGTCCCAGGATTCAGGAACAGCCAGAACGTGACGCCCAAAGGCACAGCCACAGTCAAGAATGGGTCCACCACTCCGATGGACTCCTGCACGCGAGCCGTCTTGTACGCCTCCCCGCTGGCGTTCAGTGCCACCCTGTCCCCCCGGATCAGCATGTGTGCCGCCCTCACTGGAGCCACCGCTACATGGATGGCGTCCCGATGGCTTCCGTCCTTTGCCCACTCTCCGACATTAGGAGCGTCCATAAGCTATTGCCCTCATTCCGCGTTTGATGATGATTCGATCACGATTTTGCCGCAAATGGCTTCTTCGGCCAAGCCCAGGAGCCTCAAGCACTCCTCAAGCGTGTCGCGGGACACGGCCACCTCGCCGGCCCCCGCGAACTTCAACGTCCCCTTGATCCGCTTCCTGAGCGAGTCGAAGTCGGCCTTGGGGGAATTGCCTCGTATCGGAACGGTCATCCCTAGCCCTCCGATTTGATGATTCGATCATGATGCCAGCCGCCCCCTGCTCTCTATCGCGCCCGTCTTCAAGTAATGCTCGCAGGCGTCCCGCACTCCCGTCTGGAACGGATGGCCAGGGGATCGCCGCAAGTTGTACTTGGCGATCTCCAAGCGAGATAGAAGCCAGTCTCGCTTTGCATTGATGCGATTGGGCAACCGCATGATGTCGAACACGGTCAAATCCCAACCACGGTCGTACATATCCATCATCGCCTCCCTTGCCTCATCCGGCACATATAACAAAGCATAGCCTCGCTGTTTCTCGCCATATAGCCTAGTGCGATCAGACTTTCTCTCATTCGCATTTCGGCGTCCTCCAAAGAGGTTCGGTGCCCGCCGCCCGATTCACGCAACCAGACACGGCAGATGTCGCACTGTGCCAAAATGTGCTTCACCATTGTGGTGGGGGATTCACTGACTGTAATCATGTCCACCCTTGATTCGATCATGATTCAGCGGGACATCGCATCGCACTGGATGTTATCTTCGCGGGGAATCCACGTCGCGGACCATTCCCAGCCCACGCACTGGCACGGCTCGCTGAAAATGCCGCCGCCCGGCTCGCACTGGCAGTTGTTCAGGATCTTCCTGCACTCGTCACGCCAGACGGCCATGTGAGGCTTGCACGTCTTGTACTTGCCCACAAGTTGCCACAGAACCACCTGGGAATCACCGTAGATAGCCAGGGAGCCAGTGAACCGCTTCCTATTGAGCCAGCGGAGGCCCATGGTCAAGCCGGTCCACTCCGCGACGTTGTTGGACGCCCCTTCTCCCCGGCAAGCTTCGCCCTGTCCGCTGCGGATGATCTGGCCTCGCACATCCTCCAAGTACCACGCATACGTCGCAATCCCGCCAGGATTGACCGTGATGGCACCATCGAAGAACAACTTCAACCTGTCCGGCAGCATTTTGGCTCCTTCATCGCGTTAGGGAATGGGTTAGGCGATTGATGCCAGCAAACCGCTAAAAGTAGTGTACACATGCGCTAGTAATGTACATTAACAAAGTGAACAACAAACCACCACCAACCAAACCACCATACGTTCTGGGTTTTGTACACTAGGTTAGTGTACAAAACCGCTAAAAGTAGTGTACACATGCGCTAGTAATGTACATTAACAAAGTGAACAACAAACCACCACCAACCAAACCACCATACGTTCTGGGTTTTGTACACTAGGTTAGTGTACAAAACCGTGATTCAATCATCGTCATCGCTGATCTCGCCGGACGGCAGCATTCGCATGCCGTCTCCGATGTAGACGCTGCCGTCCGCAGGCAGCATGCCTCGCTCGATGGCCTTGGAGACTTGGTGGTAGTCGAAGATGGGCACGCCGTCGATCTCAGGGGCGAAGTCTTGGTAGATGACATCCACCGTGTCGCACAGGTTTTCCGGCATGGTCAGCTTGGACATCAGCGAGGCTCCTTGACGTTCAGGGTGGGAGTGATCCCCAGCTTGGCGAACTCTTCGTGGATGATCCGTTGCGCTAGAGCGACGTGGGACCGCGTGGTCATGAGGCTGTCATGGATCGATAGGACAGGTACTTGCGGATGCTCTCTGGTCAGCCTGCCGCATACGTCGCGGATCATGATGTCAGATTCTTTGCGCTGCATGTGCCTGGGCAAGTGCCTGTATCCTTGGCGCTTCGTGTCCTTGATCACCTTCATCACGCTGGGGAACATCTTTCCGAAGGCGATGGATAGAGGATTGTCTTGATCGCTGTTCTTGCAGTACAGCACTTGCCCGATGACCTTGCGCTTGTATTCCCTCCTCTCGCTGGTAGGTACGCCTTGCGATTCCATCAGATGGCCGTAGAGTTGGCCTTGCTCGCACAAGGAACGGTACGCCAAGGCGTCCGGCGTAGTGATGCCCCTTTCTTGCATCAGCAGGGCCAGCATGAGCGGTTGCGAATTAGCGATGTCGATCTCCACCAATGGTTGGCCTTCGATTCGCAGATAGCGGCGCAGCCCTCGCTTGAGGCTGGTGGCCGGGGTATGGACCCGTCCGTACCGGCAGACCACGAACCAGAAATCCTGGTTTTGGATTCGGGCGATCATCAATTCGGAACCGGGCCAGTCCTTGGGATCGACAGTGAGTTTCATGCGCTCCATCCAGAGTTTGAGGCGATGGTGAACGTCGGACCATGTAGCTTGCAAGCTGCGGTGCCACGCCTCGATTCGCTTGAGCATGACATGGGCGGTGACGGGCACAAGGCGATGGGTGGCGTGCCTGTACGGTTCTGCCAAGCGGTAGCCGAACGACTTCCTGCCCACCTCGTATTTTCCGTCCGACTCCAAGACCCCCTCGACTGCCAGTTGCTCCAGCAGTGATTTGTAGGAGTCCCCCATGAACTTTTGCATGATCTTGGAGCGGAGAGGAGCGTAGTCGTCCTTCCTCATTTTTCGCATGGTCTTCATCATGTAGATGCTGTTTACCAACCACTGGATGGCTGGGCGATAAAGGGGCTTGATGAAGTTAAGATCCAATGACTCAGGTAGGTAGAAGTTCATTACCGCCCCGCAGTTGGTGTTGGGTAGCGGCCCAATGTAGTTGTAGTGGGATGAGACGGATGCGTCAATAGAAATCCAGAACATAGGGACGGCATCGCTGCCGTCCCTATGTTGATCGAATCACGGCTCACTCACGTTCCGACAGGTCGTCCCGCAGCGACTTCAGGGCTTCCGCGATCAAGGCCGTGTCTTTGGGGGAGTTGTAGTAAGGGGAGTCGGGGCTGTCCGCGTACTCTTTGATGAGTCGGTCCAGATGGATCAGCTTGTCGCCGTTCTCGTACACGGCCAACGCCTCCTGGGCGTTCATCACGTCGCGGGGCTTGACGCTCATGTTCCATCCGTTGTCCAGAGGGACCAAGTTTTCTGGATCTCGCACAAGGCTTGCGAACGGCTTCAGCGCCGCCGCCAACTGCTTGATGAGCTTGTCCTTGTCGGAGCCGTCCGTCTTGGGTTCCTCCGTGACTGCTTCGCCTGCCGCCTTGATGGCCTTCACGGCAGCATCCTTCATCCCCACATCAACGGGGATGTGGGTAGCGCCAGCTTGCCCGCTCTTGTACTGAGCGTGGGGCGATGTGTGGCCCTTGACGTAGGGGATGAGGGCGTCCACCAGATCGGAGACGATCTTGTCCTTGGTCATGGGCACGCCAGCGGGTTGGGCGATCTTGATCTGAACCAGTTCGGGCTTGTCCATCGTGGGTTCCTCTTTGGGCAGTTCGGGATTTCCGTAGGGGAGAATGAAGATCGGGTACAGCACCACGTCGGGATGGGCGCTGCACTGGATGGCGTCGAACCAAAGGTGTTTGCCGCCGTGGTTGTAGCACCAAGCTTGGGCGGATTTCCAGCGGGCGGTATCGGAGGCAGCGGCCCAATACCGCTCCTTGACGATGTAGTCCTTCTGTTGGTCGTTCAGGACACGCAACAACCAGTGGCGGATCTCTTCGGTTGGGGCGTTGACGTAGATGTGGGTGAACTTGCTCATGGGGACTCCAAAAGGAGGGCGAAAACAGGGCCGGGAAGGTCATTTTAGGGGAAAGGCGGGCCTTGGGCCGGTTTAGCCGCCCGACCCGCCTTCCTGGGCTTGCTACGCAAGGGAATCGGCACTAGTTGAGTTGCGGATCGCCCGGAATATAGGCCCGGTTGGTGGGATACCGCACTTCCGTCACCTTTATGGTGAATTCGTCTGGGTAGTCCGCCGTCGCCCACAACAGCACGACGGCATCCAGGATCTCGCGGTTGCCGCTGACTTCGTCCGGCTCCCCCTTTCTGTATGGGGTCAGCGGCACGGAGTGGACAGCCCCGTCTGGCGTCGTCGCTTGCAGCTTGTCGTACTTCCCATCATGGTACAGGACTTTCACTTTAATCATCATTGCTTCCTTTAGGGAATTGGTTTGCGGGCCAACTCATGATTCGATCACTAATCGACTTCGCCAATCGGGCTGTCCCAGCTTCTTCGCTCTTCGGCAGTGAAGCCGGTAATCGGTTCGTTGGGATGAGTGATCCGACGCAAAGCCACACGGGCCGCGTCTACCAAATCGTATTGAGCGGCCCTTTGTTGGCGAGTGTGGGGACCGGGAGTCCTACGTCCTGGCGGGAACGGCGTGCTGGCCCATGTGTCCATAGCGTCATCCATTTGGCGTAGGATGGTTTGCTGCCTGCGAAGCTCCCTCCTGGCCGCGACTTCGTTGTCGGACATGTCGGCGTACTTGCGACGGCCCCGCTTCTTGTCTTCCTTGAGCCGGCCCAGCCAGTGGATCGAATCCTCAGTCTTGAGGTAGATGCGAGGGAATTGATTCTGCGAGATCAGCTTGCCTACGATCTCCGCAGTCGTCTTCAGACACAGCCCAAGGTCGGGGACGCCGTTGCATGTACTCAGGTAGTAGCCTACCTGACCTTGCCGGATGGAGTAAGGTGTTGGCATACTGTGCCGTGCTTCCGCCGTGTTGGAATACGTCCATCCCCACTTGTAGAACATTCGGCACTGCGGGAACCGTTCGTTGTCGGCCAGCCATCGCCAACCGGCGGCTTCCTGTTCCCGCCCATCCTCCGCAGCCTTGTCGGCCAGGGCACGCATCAGCACGAACGGATCGAACGTGAATGCGGCCAACATCTTTTCTTCGTCAGTCATTGTGCCCCCTATTTAGCCGGTGCCGTAGCCGTAGCCTCTGCCGGTGCCGTAGCCGGTGCCTCTGCCGGTGCCGTTGCCGTAGCCTCTGCCGGTGCCGTTGCCGCTGCCGTAGCCGTTGCCGTAGCCTCTGCCGTTGCCGTAGCCTCTGCCGGTGCCGGTGCCGTAGCCTCTGCCGTTGCCGTAGCCTCTGCCGGTGCCGTTGCCGTAGCCGGTGCCTCTGCCGGTGCCGGTGCCGTAGCCTCTGCCGTTGCCGTAGCCTCTGCCGGTGCCGGTGCCGGTGCCGTAGCCGGTGCCGTTGCCGTTGCCGCTGCCGTTGCCATTGCCAGTTTCGGCAATGGCAACGCCAGAGCGAAGCAACAAAGCGGACAGTTCGTGGCCATTTGCCTCCAACATGGCATCGGCAGCGGCAGCGAAGTCGATAGGCGAGGCTAGGCCGTGCAGATTGAACAAGGCGATCAAGTCGTCCACTTTTGTTTCTCCAAATTCTTGCGGGCTTTGTCGGTAGGGAACTCTATTTGGATGACATCCGTGAAGATGGATCTTTCTACTGATTGAGATACCTTCCCGCTAGTGATGCCGTGCAAGGCCACCTCTTTCAAGGTGTTGGCCCCCTCCCATTCCCAGATGTTGCGACAGTCCTTCAGCATGGCCGTCTGTCCTTGCCACGCCACCAGCGTGCCGAAGTGGACACCAGCGTCCCGGCATCGCAGAATGACGAATTCTCCGTTGATCTTGAGCAAGTTGAGTGCTTCTTCGTTCATGATTCGATCACCTCCTCTTTTGGCTCATCGCCTTCCCAGATAGGGAAGGCGGGGAATATAGACATGATGTGAGGCGGGAAGTGGGCATCCACCATCCGCCCCGTGCTATCCGACTTCAGTAATATGTAGTCTTCCCTCAGTTCTTCCAGCGTGGCGTAGGCACCATTTCCCGGCTGGTACTGCGAATATCGCAAACGGTACATCACAACGCCTCCGCGTCCGCCTTGGCCTTTTCGTGCAGATCACGCACCAGATTCTTGTAGCGAAGCCCCGTGTACTGGTCGCGGTTTTGCGATCCGACGTAGTCCAGCGGATCGAACTCCCGCACTTCCAGATGCGGGTAGATGATGCCGTCTCCAGGCATCCTGGCCTTCGTCATGGTCTTGGAGCAGTACAGGGCAGCACAGGCGTATTCCGCCTCTTCCTTGGTGCCGCAGATGGCGTACAGCCTTCGGGAAGGGGCTGTGATGCCGTCCCCGAAAGCGTATTCCTGCCTGGTGGCATCCTCCCCGTGGGATGCCATGACGCACCACTTCTTGATCTTGGCCATGATTCGATCACTCCGTGTAATGGTCAGCCAGCTTTTGGTTGGGGCACTCGCCGCTTTCCAGTGACTCGCCGCACGTCTCGCACGTCTCAGGCTCGTCCTCTTTGTCCTCTTCCTCATCGAGGTATTCCGGCTTGGCCTCCCAATCGGCCAGATCCGCCTTGAATTCCTCCAGCGTGTCGTACTTCTCAGCGTAGGTGTGGTGGCTGGCACCGGGCGAGTTGTAGTTGCCAAAGGTGCCCCAATAGATCACAAGTGCGGCCTCGTCTTCGTAGAACCACTCTCCAGCGTACACCTCAAAGCCGTCCTCGTACTGGTTGACGTAGTCGGCACGATCCAGTTCCACGTCAGCAGCGAGTCCAGCAGCGGCCCATTCCTTGTGATCGCACATCCGATAAGAGTCGCTCATGATTGCTCCAGAGAAGAGGGGCGGAACAGGATGAAAGGGAATCGAACCCTCTCTGCGGCCATCCAGCATCCTGTCGGGCGATGATGATTCGATCATAACTTCAGATTGCGCCAGTGATGCCAGTTACCGTAGCCGCCGATGGTTTCCCATCGACCGTCGATCAGTTCTTCCACTTCGATGGGGAAGCCTTCGTTGCCGTCGTCTGGGCCGCAACGGGCCAGCCAGTAGCGGTACTTGCCCGTGTCCAGCTTCAGGTCGGAGGCTTGGCCAACGCAGATGGTAGGCCAGTAGTACATATGGGTGACGGGCAGTTCGCTAGGTCGGGCTTTGTGTCCGATGGGAATCTTGAACATGATTGCTCCAAAAGGATGGGCGACGTTTCGGTCATCCCGGCAGGGTGAACTCTCGCTTGTCCGCAAGGCGAATGAAGGACGGATAGAGTCCAGGCCATTCGGTGGCGTAGCCGTAAGCCGTGGCGAGCGATTCGATCTGATCCATTGCCCCCTTCTCCCACCGTTGGTAGCGTTCGGCGTGCTTGCAGTCGGCGTTGTTCCAGAGGGCGTAGTAGCCGGCCCGTTCGTCGGCCCACTTGCATAGCTTGGCCAGATCATAGGGCTTGATGCCCATCGTGGATGACGTATGGGCGAACTGCACGGCGAATGCGTACTTTTTGTTGAACCTCATGCCACGGTCCTCCAAGTGAGAGTTTCCATCCACTTCTTTATCTTGCTCTTGTTGCCATTGACGTAGCCCAGACGGTGGGATTCGCCCACCTTGATGACGCAAGGCCGCATCTCGTCAGGGCATGCTTTGACGAATCGTTCCCACTGGCCGACGCACAGCGGGATCTCCTGGCGTACCTCATCCATCATCCAGTGCTTGTTGCCCACTCCCGCATTCATGGGGATGGCGATGGCGTAACCATCGCACTGCGGGCATTCGCAGTGGTTCCAGCCGACCAGCACCGTGACGGGTTGCATGGGATCGACCGCGTGCCGGTCCATCGGGATGATTTGCAGGGGCATGATTAGTTCTCCGTGAGGGAAATCTTGCCGACTTCGACGTGGTTGGAATCGTAGAGCGGCAAGCCGCCGCAGTATCCTTGGGATGTGGCATCGCGGAAGAATCCGATGCCCTTGTCCTCTTCTCCCACGGCGATGATCGCCTCAAGGACGGCTTTGATTTCGGCCACAACGTCCTTCTTGCAGGCGTCCGTGGTCAGATTCAAAACGATGGTCATCTTCATTGCGGTCACTCCTCTACTGAGCGGTTGTATTGGGCGATTTCCAGTTGAATTCGTAGGGCTTCGGCTTCTTCCAGCGTCAGTTCATCGCCGGTCAGACGCTCTACCCATACCGAAACGGAGATGGCGTCTTCGACGTTGTCGGGCACGGTGGCGTAGGCCATCCTTCTGCGTCGGATGGGGCAGTAATAGCCCTTGACCAGCCGATAGCCCAACGCCTTCACGCGGTTGGCGATAGCCATGATTCGATCACCTTTTAGGGACGGTCCATGCCCACGGTGTTCCACGTCTGGGAGACGAGCGCCTCGATGGCCGTCCGGGTTTCGGTGCCGCAGCGGGCTTCGCTGACGGGCGAGGCAGCGGCGTCCAGAACGCTCTCGATGATCTTCTTGGCGCAGTCGGTCACGGCTTCGCTGAACATGCTCTAAGGCTCCGGTTGGTTGGGCAGGATGAGGGGGCGATTGATTCTCCTCGTACGCCTGCAAGCCATGCCTTTCGGCATGGCTCACAGACTCAGCGATTGATTCTCTGGTCAATCGGGAGGCTCACCCTCCCACGAGCTACAGGAATGGCAGGTCCATCGTTATGTTTCCTCATCAGGGTTGGGTGGCGACAATGAACAGGGGCGATTGATTCTCTCAGCGGGCATGCCGAAGGCGAGCGATCTGCCGCATGTAGAACTTGTAGACTCGCCGGTAAGCAGGGGAGCAAGTGCCGCTCTTGCGGCTGGCGAGCCGATGGAGACGGCGTGCGGTGCATTCGATCCAGTATCGCAGGTTCATGACGTTCGGCTCCGGTTGGGTGGCGACAATGAACAGGGGCGATTGATTCTCTCAGACGGTCGCAAGGCGCTTCGCCTTGACGCCTCCTAGTTCGATGCGGTCTTGGTGAAGGTGCGGCCATGATCATCGCATAGCGTAAGGCATACGCCGCACTGGTTGTTGATGCTTTCGACCATGTCCCATGCGATCTGGGCCGCATGCTCAAGGCTCACGATGCCCTGCACTTGGCTTTCAAGGAAGAACGTGGGCAACTGGACGGTCACGATGCCCCTTCGGCTGTTCCTAGTGACCGTTCCTTGAACACAGTACCTCATGATTCGATCACCTCTTGTTGCGGGCGGCTTGGGACAGGACGTATAGGCGATGGGCTTCCTGGGATACTCCATCGAAGCCGCCGGCCCATTCGCAGAACGCGACGAAGTATGTGGCGTACCCCGGCATCGTATTCCACAATGCCAGGATCTCTCGCTTCTCATCGAAGGTAAGCACCCATTCCAACTCTTGCATCCACTGTCCGACGCCGTAGCGTCGGATGGAGATGTCCGAAAGGCGGTCGCATTCCTTCAGGATCTCAAGCACGCGAGGCTTCATGATGGCTCCAATCAGGAATGGAAGGAGAACGTGCCGTCTTCGCGTTCGATGGCCCCGATGACGTATGTTGTCTTTCCGCTGGCGTCTTTGTAGGTGGCCGTCAGTTCGCGGCCATGATGGGTTGCGGCCCAGATGGACACGTTGAGGTATCTCTCGCTCCCGAAGCTCCATGTGGAGAGGTATCCCACGGCATCGTCAACGTGCTTACGAGCGTTGCCGTAGTCGAACGCCTCGTTATCGAATCCGACCAACTCCACGATACGCTTGTGCATGACGCCTCCAAGAAATGGGCGATGAGAGAAGGGAGGGGATACGCTATCCCCTCCCGATGGGCCGGCGGTCAAGTTACTTCACGATGCCGGCGTTGACGCTGATCTTGACATTCTTTCCGTCCACTTTGGCCGACGACTCCTTGAAGCCCCCTGTGGAGGCGACCATGTGCATCTTGCCACCCTTAGACAGGGTCGGCTCCGTCATGTTCAGGGTGATGATGAGCTTGCCGGCCTTGATCTGAACGTCCATAGCAGCGGTCCTTTCAGTGATAGCCGTTCCGAAATGGAACAGCAGCGCGTTCAAGGGAAGTCGAACCCTCAACGTCGTACCCCATGGGCGGATAGGACGGCTCCAGCGAACGCGGTTGGGCGATGATTCGATCATGATCTTGTGTTCAACGATTCCACAGGAACGATGCGGGGCTTCATGCCCGACCAGCGGCCAGAATGGATGATACAGGCCAGTTCCTTCTCCGCTTCCTTCAGGGTGGCGTGGTAGGAAACCACGTTGTAGCGTCCACCGCCCCACGTTTCGACATAGAACCCGCCGTGTATCTCATCCATGCTCGCTCCTTAGTACGGGTTGGATTCGGAAACGCTCTTCCAGTTGCGGCAGTTGCCTTGCTCGCAACTGGAGCCGCAGTCTCCGCAAGCGAAGAACCACGGGTCTTTGGCGTAGGTGATGACGCCGATGTAGGTATCGGGCGGCATGTCGGCAGTGCGGAGGTAGAAGGCGATATGCTCCTCACCCAAGCGAACGTGCCGTTCCAGATGACCCATGACGCACCCGCACCATTTGGCGGCAACGTCCAGGCAATCCAGCATGAAAGCCTTCTGGGACCGCCCATCCTTGCCGTACAACGTCAGTTCGTACATCAGATGTCCTCCGGGCGATAGTCTGCGCCGCCGATGGGATCTCCCGTGACCCTATCGCGGTCGATGTCCAGTAGGTACGGGGCGGGTTTAGGCATCAGCCAGACGACCACGCCCCATGATGTGTCCACCCGGTAGTCGCTCAACCGCCACAATTGGGCGTAGAGCGTCGGATAGAGGGATGGATCGCAACGCACAGAAACCGCTCCCCCATCGGCGGGAAGCGGCTCCGTGTATGCCATTTTGCACCAATCAGCCAGGGTCATGATGCGATCCTATCGCGGTAATAGGGTTGGACGAACACGGAGAACCACGCCCCGCCCTTCCAGCCCATCAAGCTGACCTTAGCGGCCATGCGGTCCCGCATGCTGGTGTCCAAGACCGTGTAGCGGTCGCCCACGATCTTGCAAACGTCTTTGGCCTTCAGGATGGCCGCTTCGATATCCCCCTGGAAGGGGATCTCATGGCCCGTGTGGTGATTGATGATCACCCAATCCTTGAATGTGGACGCCATGATATCAATCCTCCCTGTAGAAGTGGGCGTAGCGGGCACCATAGGAAGCGTTGTAATGCTCCCATTCGCGGTACATCATGTCCCATGCTTCCTCCACGATGTATCCGTGGAAGATGTTGGGCGTATCGGGATGATTGAAGTAGCGGCGATCTTCGATCCATTTGGACGGGGTGATCGTCACATGGGACGACCACATGCCGCCGGGGTACATATTGCAGGGGCACAACACCACGGGCAGGCCGGCAGCGAAACGCTTCTTCGCCTCCCGCATTGTGATTCGGATGAACGCCATTTCGTCACCTCGCATTGAAGATGAGGGCGGGATACTGCTTGAGCAACTTCTCTTTGGCGTGTTCGCGGTCGTATGCCCTCACATGGGCATCGGAATCCTCAGTGGAGCAATGCCAAAGCGGCATGCCGACGCCCCAATAGGCACCGGACGCATCGTAGCCCTGTGAATTGATGCGGACTCGGCGCAGACTTGCTTTGCCGTGCATGATGCCTCCTACTTTTCCTTGGGCGATAGCAATTCGATCACTAAAGCGGCACAACGTCATTGTGCCGGAAATCCCGTCCAGGGACGGGCGGATAGGTGCAAGCCTCCCCGTCCTGTTCGGACGTGTCGCAGATGACGCCGGGGAAGCCGGCGTGATCGAAGTAATAGGACGCCCGCTTTGTCGTCGGACGCATCCAATGGGCGGGCGGAAGCCCTACCGGATGGGAGCATAGGTATTCGCCTTCCGCAGTGTAGTACCAACGTCGCATGATCTCTCCTAGTTCGGGATGGAAACGGAAAGAGGGGCGGAATGGTGATTCGATCATCAGAATGGGCAATCCATGTCGTTCTTCCACCATTCAATGATGGTTGCGGTGGATGCAGCATCGCACTGGCGATAGATGCAATCGCCTTCTGCGTTCCAGATGGACACGTAATTTTCCGGCCCATAGGCCGTGTCCACGATCTCGCTGTGCGAGAAGTAGCTCAAGCCGGCATGGGTGAACGCCTTCGCGGTAACGGGCATCACTTCGTATTCCGATTCGTATTCCGCCCTGTCCTCCATGTCTTGGATACGGTCATGATACTCGAAATAGTCAGCGCAGGGCAGGCAATAGCCCTCATCCGATACCTGGAGCGTAGTGGCTCCGCAGCATCCGCAATCGAAAGCGACTAGGCTAAGGCACATGGAAGTATCTCCAGGGCGAAAGGGAAGGGAAGGGACCGATAGAGAATCAGCTTTCCCGAAACGGTTGGAGGCGGGATCATGATTCGATCATGATCCCGCCTCCAAAAACAGTGTACAGCTAGCCAGTCACCGAGCGCCTAGGCCGCTTCCTTGATCAGGCGTGCCGCCTCCAACTTGCCCTTTCGGGCCACTATGGAAACCCGGTTGATCCACGCATCCAGCCGCTTGGAAGCGGCTGCATAGGACGTGGGCGTCTTGGCCTCCAAGACTTCTTTGCGGGCATTGCGGGCGTTCTCGATCATCTTGCGGAGGTAGTTCATCACTGGTATCCTTTGAGGGACTAAAGGTTGGGCGGAATCCACTGCCGCTTTACGAAGGCGGTTGCCATATTCAGTGGAGAGCAAAGCACGCTATGCAGGCCGTTTTCGGGGATTCGCTAGACGCACGGGTGGCCACCTTATGCCTTCCCACCAATTCGGGAAGGCATCGTGCGAGGTAGTTTGTCGAATCCGAAAGCAAGGGCCATGCAGGAAGCATGCTCCGATCATTAGGGCTGGCGGGATTTGCCCGCCGCTAGCATGATTGCACCATGAGGTTAGGCGTTTCATGGGATGGGCCGGTTTTGCGGGGACCGGCGACAGCAACCCCATACGGAAGAGGGCAGGCGGTCCACGAATGTACAGCATAAAAGCGCCTCCAAAGTCATGATTCGATCACGAAACACGGCAGAACATGGCCACGTCCTTGCCGTCGTCGTCCTTCGCCTTGACGCGGAAAGGGGCCGCATGGAATCGAACCATGCTCGCATTGCCATTGGCCCAGATTGTCAGATAGCCACGATATCGCATCCCCACGGGATGCCGTGGGCTTCGATGTAGCTACAGAGCGCGGCCCAATCGCCCTCAAATACCGTGCTGCCGTCCATCATGATTGCGAACATGGGAACCGTCCTTTCAGGACATGAGGTAGACGTTGACGATGACGATAAGGGCGATCAGGGCGAAGACGACAATGGACATGATGCCTCTCCAGTGGATAGGATGCCGCCTAAAACGTGGGCCGGTTTTGATGATTCGATCATCAAAACCGGCCCACGAAACGGTCAGCGGGCAACGATTCGACAACGGGTATCCTGAGTCCTCCAATCCCCGTTGGGGGCTTGGAACCATTCGCTGCCGCAGTAGCCGGCCATGATCTGCGCACCGGGCAGGGTGAAGAAATGGCCGATCAGGGAGCAGTTGATATAGAGACTGAACATGACGCATCTCCAAAAGGTAGGGCGGAAAGGGGGCAGGGAGGAATCGAACCCCCCTTGCAAGCATCCACTGCCCCTAGTTGTCACTCAGCCTTCGCAGCCGCCTTGCGGGGCTTGCGACCCTTCTTCACGTCGGCCTCACCGATCATCGCCTCACCGTCCTTCACCAGTTCGGCCATGGGGGCAGCGGGGGGCAGGCACATCATCGGGGCGAGCGGATCGGCCTTCGGGGCTTCCTTCGGGGAGTTCTTCGCCGCTCCCAAGACAGCGTAGGCGGCGGCGCTCTTCTCATCGTCCGTGGTGAGCTTCGCCATGTTGGGAGCCAGATCGCCATCGGCCTTGATGCGGCGGATAGTGTCACCGAGCGCCCGCTTCATCGCCCGGTTGGAGGGCCGGGCCAGCCCGGAGAGGATATCGCCCTTGTCGGTCACCTTGGACGCCATGGCCCGTGCCCAGAGGACGAAGGTGGCGCTCTGGGAGGCCAGCCCATCCCGCCGACCGTACCAGTATGCCACGTTCAGGTTGTGGGCGTTGCGGAGCAACGCCATGGCGTTGTCCATGAGCGTACCGTACACGTTGTCGTAGGTCACCACGGGGCCGCACCCGCACTCCACGGTGGCGCTCTCACCGTAGGCGAAGTAGACGCGCTTCGCCTCACTGTCCAGCTCTTCCAGGGACGGGATGCCGGCCTTGGACGGCTTCGCGGGCCGGAGCTTCGCCAACTTGCCCATGACCGGCTCGAGCGACTCCCACGCGGCCAGTTCGCGGTTGATGTACGCTTCCTGCATGGTGCGCAGCATCTCCTCGCGCTGCTCCACGGTCATGCCGTGGAAGAATTCCCGCATCGCCGGTTCGTCATACTGCTGCCCGGAGAGGGGGGCCGTGTGCGTCTCGAAGATGAGGGGGTTGCACGCGATGGCGCGGCGGGCGCTCTCCATCACCGACATACGGTCACCGAGCGCCTTCAACCTGTCCGGCAACGCCATGTTGAAATTGCTGCCCATGGCCGGGGCCATGTTCGGCATGGTGGCGTTGTGGACGGGCATGATCGCGTTGTTCGTGGACATGATTGCTCTCCAGACTAGGTACGGATCTTCCAACATAAGGGCGAAGGGGGGATGCAAGCCTTGATGCTTGCTTCTCAGGACGCCAATCGGGCCTTTCGGCCCGTCATCCATCCCCACCGGGCGAATTGTCCCATCGGCTTGACATGCCTTTGCATCCCATACTAAGGCTACTAGGGTTTACCCTTTCACCATGCGTCAGGATACCACGCTAGCCCATCCACAAAACGGCTAGGTAGGTCAATTAGAGCCATTTCCGCAAAGGTCGCATGGGTTTGTAAGGCCCATGTTGCTAGTTTTTGGGTATCCGGCCAGCCTTTCGGCAAGTCAACCCGTCGCGCCCCTTACTCTCCCCCTTTCGGGCTTTTCTGGCGTCAGCGCTTCGGAATCGTTGCTTGCTTATCGCTCCGTAGATACCCTATCCCATCCCCCTACCGGGAGCATGGGAACCACTACGTTACTTGACTTGCTAGCGGCCACGTAGCGTGAGATTAAATCTGTCTTTCCCCGGAGCGTATGCGCTCTATGTTGGGACGGGATACGACAGTCGAGAATCTCCGGCAGTCTTCGCCGTTGCTATAGCCCGTTCATCGCGTTTGAGTAGCGATTGATCCCATTCAGCGTACAACGGATTAGCGTATTTTGCTCTATGCCGTTGTCGTCTAGTTCGGGAAGTGGCGGGTTGACGTTGATAAGCTTTGCCCTTTCAGGGGGCGCGGCTTACGCCATTGCTAGCGTCTTTCACCCATGGAATCGAGTTGTCAAAGAACAGGGCGGATGCAACCTGACCGATTGACGGTTGGAGGAAGCAACGGGCTAGGGCGAACCAACCGGGCGAACCACTAGGTCATTCAGTCACGTTGCCAGAAGACTATCGGATGCCGATACCCCGATACATTAGCTGGATTCAAGGCCAGTCTAGGGTATGTACGCTACAGACCGGATCGGTTCCCGAGCTAGCCTCACCATGGCCGTCCCCATGGGGGAATAGCCTTGCCGCGTGTAAGCGGCGATAGGTGCGGGACATGCTAGTGTTTGCAGGGGTTTACCGCCCATCCGGGCTGTTAGCGTGGCTTGTGTCCGTTGCCCTCTCGCGTTGTGGCCGTTTGGCCGTTGTCGCGGCGAACGTCGCTTTGACAAGGTTCATCTTACTGCCAGTGGATCGAAAAACAAGGGGGGAACGCGGATTTACCGGAAAGCCAGTGATTTTCTTTTGCCACTGCATTCACTCGCACGCGCGTAGATATCCCGGCACTACGGTATACCGCACACCTACCCCATGCCCCTACTGCCGCACCACGCACCTACCCCATGCCCCCTACGCTCCCCTCTAGGGCTACCTGCGCAGGTAGCCCTACGCTCCCCCCTAGGGATATCCCCACACTGGCGCCCACTGCCGCGCCGGGGATATCCTTCATGCGCTGCGGGAGCTGGCGAACGGTGCAGTTGTACACTAGTGATCGAATCATGGTGTGCGGCAGTGCCGTATACCGTAGTGCGGCAGCATAGGCTAAGGCTAACTGCCGGGGCCGGCCCCGGCACGGGCATAAGGGTACACTCCCCGTTCCCATTGCGGGACGGCAGGGGGAGGGGGATACACGCGGGGGGACGTATAAACGGAATGCGCATGATAAATCCAATTCTCTTAATGGGGACGGTTTTGTGTAGTGCGCCATATGTTTCCGGTTCTGGCAATGATGACTGAATCACTATCCGGTATTGGTGGGGGTATTGGGGTTTCCGGTTCCGGTAAGGGAGGATATCATGATTGAATCATCATTTTCAGAGGGGATAGGGGGCATGGATGTGTTCAGGGGGGTTGGTGTGGGTGATATGGGTGATATGGAGGTTGCTGGCTTTCGCGGGGACCTTGGTGTCTTTGATGGAGCCTAGGCGGAAATGATGATTCGATCATGATTCGATCAACCTTTTTGGGGTATGGGCGATGGAAAAGCTGGTGCTGTTGCTGGCGTTGGACTCAGGGGTCTGGGGAGGCGATCCCCGGCTTGAGGCGTTTCGGGCTTCGCATGAGTCCCAGGCGGTGTTCAGGCTGAATTCCCAGGCTACCATAGAGAGGGTGCCGGTGACGGAGGAGAAGTGGGTGGTGAGCGGGGGGCATGAGGGGATTCCGGCATGGCGGTATAGGTCGTTGAAGTATGCGGTGCTTCCTTCGGCTCCGGCATACTCCATCGCCAAGGTGCCGGTGGTGAATTCGTTCAAGGAGATACAGCATGAGCTTGCCCTGGTCAGGGAGTATCCTGTAGGGGCGGTGTTCCATGACGTGCTGGTAAACGCCAGGACAAGGAAGGTCTACGAGCATAGGGTGAGGCGGAAGACCAAGGCGGGGTGGCGGTCGCGGGTGGAGCATAGTGACCGGAGTCAACGGCCAGCGGGGTACGACGGGCTGAAGCAGAGTTGTGCTTCGTGCCATGATCAGGCGGGGGCGGGCAAGTACGGGGTGGGGATGGTGCCAGGAGGGGACACGGTGCTTTCCCACCCGCTGGATTGGAGCATGCTGAAGGGGAGGCCGGATATCCTGCACAGGGCAGGGAAGGCCAATCCTGGGAGGGCGGAACCGTGAACGAGATGGAGTTGACCAGATCCAAAAGCCAATTGAAGTATCTGCGGGCCATGCAAGCAGGCATCGTTGAATTGATGAACATGATGTCTACCCGCGATAGGATAGCATCCATCAGGCATGTTCCTGAAGGGACTCCGCTGGTATACGAGGAGATGGTGGATCATCCGCCAGCGACCATGAATGTCGATTTCAGGCGCAGCGGATCATGATTCGATCATGATCGAATCATGATTCGATCATCAATGTAACAATGTCCACTGAGAAGGGAGCTTCCCATTATGGCGCTCGTCAAATGGCAGAATTCGTATAGATGGGAAGGATGCGATCTGATAAGATGAGAGACTGTGGGATGCTCGTAACACCCCACAGTCTCAAACCAAGCGACCTTTAGGGAGGACGCGATGGCTACCAAGATACTACAGCCGGATCGTGATTCGATCAACTCCAAGTACGTCCACCGCTTCTGGAGGGGCGTGGATAAGCACGGCCCGACCATGCCGCATATGAAGACCCGCTGCTGGGTATGGAAGAGGGGCAAGTACAAAAGCGGCTATGGGAGCCTGCGGTTCGGCAATAAGTGCGAGTACACCCACCGCATCAGTTGGGAGATGGAGTATGGGACTGCGACCAAGGGGATGCTGGTCTGCCACAAGTGCGACAACCGCGCGTGCGTTAGGCCGGGGCATTTGTTCTTGGGTACGCACAAGGACAACACCCAAGACATGTGGGATAAGGGCAGGCAGTGCGTGTTGAGTGGAGAGGACAACCCCAGAACCAAGTTGAGCGATGCCCAAGTAAAAGAAATCATCATCAAGAGAAAAGCCGGTCGGACGTTGCGTAGCCTAGGCAAAGAGTACGGCGTGACCCATCCGACAATTGGCTACCGACTAAAGTGTGCCAAACTAAAGGGGGAAGGTCATGGCTTTGGTGAAGTTCAAGAATGAATACTACGTCCGCTGCTTCAGGCTGGCCACGGATGGGATGAGCGATCAGGAGATCGCCAAGATCCTGGGGGTGCCCATCAACCGCTTCGATAGGTGGGTGAGGCAGGACAAGGCGTTGCGGGAGGGGTTGGACATCGCACGCCAGTCCAAGGACGGGTACGCGGACTTCAAGAGCTTCATCTACGAGAGGATGCCAAGGAAGGCCAGGGAGCTTTGGGACGAGTTGGACGGGGCCGACAAGTTGCCCACGGTGGAGCCTACCCGCGCGCAACGGCGGGAGAAGATCCTACAGAAGATCGAGGACTCTGCTGTGCAGTGGCAGCAGTCCTTGTTCCTGCATGCCCTGGTCAAGTGCAACTTCATCTACACCAAGGCGTGCATGAAGATCGGCATCAATCCTGGGATCGTGGCTCAGTGGTGCCGGGATTCGGAGAAGTTCCGGCAGTTGGTGGAAGGGATCGAGACGCACAAGGACGACTTCTTCGAGTCCTGCTTGATCGACCTGTGCCGGTCTGGGGATTCCGCCGCCATCATCTTCGCCAACAAGACGAGGAACAAGAAGCGGGGCTACGATCCGGTGGTGGACATCAACACCACGACGACGGGCGTGGTGAAGCATTCCGTGTCTATTGACGAGCTTCCCGTGGATGCGCGGCGGGCCATCCTTGAGACGATGAGGGCGAAGGCCAACCCGCAATTGCGACTGGAGGACAATAGGAATGCGATGGACGCGGAGATCGTAGGAGAGTAGGATACGAGTTGATTCGATCATGAAAAGGAGTATTCTGATGCGAACTGTGATCCAGGCTGTGATGGTGGCGTCCTGGCTGGCCACCATGTTGGCGGGCGTGTTCATCGCCTTCGATGACGCATCGCCTGAGCCGGAATGCCCCGTGGCCGGCAACTGGAGCGTGAGCGAGTGGCGGGGCGGTAGCGGCAGCATGGCGTTCGCCACCAGCGGCAAGTATGCCGCCAGCGGGGCGTGGGGCGAGTGGACGGGCAAGTGGACCCTGCACCCCAACAAGAACGGCAAGTCCCTCCTGTGCGTGGAGGAGGTTTCAGCGGGCGGGACCGTGCTGCAATGGTCCGTGCTGCTGGAGGATGCAGGCAAGGACGCCATCGAAGGGACGTTGGCGTTCCCTGACGGGTCATCTGGCAAGATGGTAGCCAGAAGGGAGAAGCCGTGAACCATGTGGTATGCTGGTGCCATGTCATGGACGGCACCGCCAGGATGCTGGTGGTAGCCGCCCTGGTCATGATCGCCATCCTGGCCTCTAGGAGCAAGTGATGGATGAGGGAGTCGGCTGGGAGCCGGAAGGGGGCAGCAGCGAGCCGGCCTCCGCTCCGGGGATCGAGACGGTCCTGCAATTGCTCAGGGAGATGAACCTCAAGCTGGACGCCGTCCTGTCCGGCATGCCGACGCAGAAGTGCGACTTGCCGCCCACGGGGTGGAGTTGCAACAGGCCGAAGGGCCATACAGGCAGATGCGCTACCACCAGGGATTGATCGAATCATTCAGGAGAAGACCATGTCCCAGGCTATCGGCAACATCGCGGCGAGCCAGACCGATTCTTCCATGGTGGCCGCAGCCTCCGGTAGGAAGATCCGGGTGACTTCGCTGGCCATCAAGAGCGCCGGCACCGCGACCAACGTCACCTTCAACAGCAAGCCCTCCGGGTCCGGGGTGGCCATCACCCCTCTCTTCGCCATGGGCGTCAACGACGACCTCGTACTGCCCCACAACCCCGATGGATGGTTCTCCACCCTCGCTGGCGAGGGATTGACCGTCACCACGGGCACCGGGGCCACGGTGGGCATCCTGGTGAACTACGAACTGGCCTATTGAAGGTTGCCGATGGGCCTCCGACGTGATAGGATGGGCGTGATCGAATCACGCCCATCCCTATGGAGGCGAAGATGCTCCTCGACAAGCAAGCCTTGTTCGCAGTGGACGCAGTGGTAAGCGAGAACGCGGCGTGGGTTCTCGCTGCTGGTGGCTTGTTCGCCACATTGCTGGTGAGAGCGGAAGCCCTGTACGGGCTATGGGCCAGGATCAGGCAGGAATGGTACGTCGCCAACAATTCACAAGACTCCGTCATCGTCAAGGAACTGAAGGAGCAGTTGGCCGGGGTCAAGAAGGATCAAGTAGGATTGAAGGCTGAAGTGATCGATCTCAAGAGCGAGATCACCATGATCAACCACGAACAGACACAGTGCCTCCTGCAAGAAGAGCGGCTGTGGGGCTACATCACCCTGGTCTACGACTATGCCGCAAGGCAAAGCAGCAAGCTGGAAGAGCAAGGGCTGACCGTGGAGGAGATCCCTCCCATGCCTGAGAGGCGGGATAGGGGACAAATATCGGACGCTTTCCGGTCCCGTACCAAGGCCACCAATGCCCGTCTGGCCAAAGAAGTAGCGGCCATCATCCCCATTCCGGTGCCCCCGCCTATCGTAGTCCCTCCCCCTGCGCAGGATAAAGGACAGCCATGAAGACAGTGCTGTTGGTGGAAGACAACGACACCATGCTTCACATGATGCTGATCCTGCTCAACGCCAAGGGGTATGCTGTCCGTGCCTGCAAGACCGGCGAGGAAGCAATTGCGTCCATGCGCGACCGCTTGCCGGACATCCTCCTGACCGACTACTTCCTGCCAGGCATCGACGGGATGCAGTTGGCGGCATGGGCGAGGCAGCAACCGAACGGGCAGCGGATCCTGATCATGATGGTCACGGCGAGCGATGCTTCAAAGATAGATTACATCCGCCCTGAGCTTGTGGCGTTGAAGATGGAAGTGAAGCACAAGCCGTTTGAACTGGACAACTTCTATGAGAGGCTGTCCAGCCTCGCCATGAAGCAAGACGAAGCGGACGCCTTGCAGGAGGGGCAGGCAGATGGATGATCGCTTGACCTTGCTGGAAATGGCACTCCTTGCCGCTGCCAAAGAGTGCCAAGCCCCGGAGGAGCATGAGGGCTTCCTTGCCGGCAAGCCTCGCAGCGGCAAGTGGCGGGGCGTCAGGGAGTCCTTCCTGGCCAAGAACCCCACCTGCGCGGCATGCGGGGATCACCGCATGCTCAACGTGCATCACAAGCTTCCTTTCCATTCCCACCCCGAACTAGAACTGGAGGAAAGCAACCTCATCGTCTTGTGCGAGGTTCCTTCGCACGCATGCCACTTCACCATCGGCCATCTCCACAATTGGGCAGCGTATAATCCTCATGTGGAGGAGGACGCCGCCCGGCTTCTTGCCAGGATCGCAAACCGCAAGTATTGATTCGATCAACACGAACGCCCAAGAGGATCGGACATGAACGAGTGGATCAGCTTCGGCAACTCCGTCTATCAGGGCAACAAGGATTACGTCTTGATGGCCTTGCCCATCCTGTGGGCAATCTGGAGGTTTCTGGGGGCCAGCATCAAGACCGTCGCCGCGAAGGTCGGCACCGGCCTCAAGTGGTGCTTCACCATCGTTCCCAAGCCGCTCGATCTGGAAGCCAGCGAGATGCGGGACAACATGGGCAAGGCCGTCCTGCAACAGGACAAGGGGCTGTTGGTGTACAATCAGGTGATCTACTGCCCTGATGGCAGCGTGAAGATCCGCAGGGCCAAATTCGGCAACACTGCGGTGACTTACGAGGATTGCCCTGTGCATCTGGAGTCGCATGAGAAGACCGCGATGAAGGAGGCGTTCAAGCTGCGGTTGGCTCAGGAGAATGCCCGCCTCAAGGAGGAGTTCAGGGAGGAAGCGGCTTCTCCCACGGACAAGAAGTGGATGAATCGCGGCAATCCCTTCGGCTTGCCTCTCTTGGCGAACATCGACGCCAAGGGACAGGTGTCGTATGGAGGCATGGAGCCTAACGGGGCGAAGAAGAAGGCGTGATTCGATCAACAAAACGGGCGATTTTGGGCCAAAATCAGCCCAAAATCGCCCTATTTTGGGGCTAAAATGGCCGATTCCAACCACGAAAAACTGCCGGCCTACTCAGAATGCGAAGTTCTCGCTTCTTTGTGCAGAGAGAGCTTCGCTGATTTTGTCAAAGAGATGTGGAGCCAGATCGTGCCTGATCGGCTGGTTTGGAACTGGCACATGGCCTATTTGTGCGACCAGTTGCAGGAAATGGCCGAACGGGTCATCGCCGGCAAGAAGAAAAAGCATGATCTAATCATCAACATCAGCCCAGGCACCAGCAAATCCCTGCTGACGAGCGTGTTCCTGCCCGTGTGGTGCTGGACCCGCATGCCGGCGATGAAGGTGATCACCGCATCCTACGCCTACTCGCTGGCCACCGACCTATCCCGCAAGTCGCGCGACCTGATCAAGAGCGATCTGTTCCGCGCCTGCTACCCGGACATCGTCATCCGCGATGATCAGGACGCCAAGGGCCACTACCTGAATACGGCGGGCGGCGAGCGCTACGCCATCGGCACCGGCGGCTCCGTCATCGGCAAGCACGCCCACATGATCATCGTGGACGATCCCCTTGACCCCAATGCGGCCACCTCCGATGCGGAGTTGGAGAAGGCCAACCGCTGGCTTGAGGAGACGATCCCGACCCGAAAGACCGACAAGGACGTGACTCCGATCATCCTCATCATGCAGCGCCTGCATGAATTCGATCCGACCGGCTCGCGGTTGGCCAAGGCCAACAAGATCCCGGTGTTCTGGATCTGCCTGCCGGCGGAATTGACGGACAGCGTACACCCCAAGGAGTGTCGGGAGTTCTATGTCGATGGGTTGATGGACCCTATCCGCCTTGGCGAGAGCGCCTTGGCCGAAGCGGAGGCGCAGGGCGAGTACCCTTATGCCGCTCAGTTTTTGCAGTGCTTGGTAGGCGATACCAAGGTGACGACCACAAGAGGGCTGGTCGCCATCCGAGATGTCCGCGCAGGGGACTTCGTGGACACGCGCGATGGGATGAAGGAGGTATTGTGGTCAGGCGAGACTAAGAAAGTTGATTCGATCACGACCACCCTGTTCACCAACGGCTCCATCGTCGTTGGGACGCCGGAACACCACGTCTGGACGGACAATCGGGGGTTTATTCCTCTTGCTATTCTCCGTGGTAGCGACTATAGTAGGGGGATCATCCCTATTGGAGAGTCGCAAGTATGGGCCGACCACGAAAAGCCGACACGCAGGCAGTATGGTTCTGCGGCAGGGAGTACACCAAAAGCAGGGCGTGCGCCTACTTCCGAAGGACGTGCGGAGCCACGGGCAAGCTCGTCTACCTCCACCGGGATGTATGGGAACACCATCACGGCAGTATCCCCGATGGCTACCACGTCCATCACGCGAACGAAGACAAGCTCGACAATCGAGTTGAGAATCTTGAATGCCTCTCTCCAGCAGAGCATCACCAGCGGCACATTGAACAGCACCGATCAGAGGAAACTCTACGCCTACTTGATCGAATCCGTCCACCGAAGCACGTTGTGGCCGCAGCACGGGAAAAGTACTGGCGGGAAGTCCAGCCTAAGATTTACCGTTGCGCTGTGTGCGGAGGAGAATTCCAGTCCAAGCACAACGGGACGCCCCTCTACTGTTCTGGAAAGTGCAAAGAAAAGCGACGGGTCCGGGTCAACGCTGCCAAAGTTTGTGCGTGGTGCCAGAAGGTCTTTACTCCGGGCGACCAGAGAGCAGAGTGCTGCTCAAACCTCTGCGCCCAGCGCAGACGGCGTGCCAGTGTACGACCTGACGGTCAAGGATCTGCCTGAGTTTTACGCGGACGGCATCCTTGTCCACAATTCACCGATTCCTCGCGGGGGCGCGATGTTCCACCCTGACAAGATCGAGGTGGGGGTGCCGACGCATATCGTCAGGAAGGTGCGTTATTGGGACAAGGCCGGGACCGGAGGAGGCGGCGCGTTCACGGTAGGAGCCTTGATGGGGTTGGACAAGGATGGACGGTTCTGGATTCTGGACATCGTGCGGGGCCAGTGGGATTCTGGCCGGCGAGAGCGGATCATCAGGGAGGTGGCCGGCAAGGATGGCAAGGGCATCGTCATCTACATCGAGCAGGAGCCGGGGTCTGGCGGCAAGCAGAGCGCAGAAGGCTCTATCCGTGGCCTAGCGGGTTATCGCGTGCGCTCCGACAAGGTAGGCAAGAGCGACGGCGACAAGGAAGCCCGCGCTGACGCCTTCTCTTCCCAGGTCAACATCGGTAACGTCAGCATGGCCCTGGCGTTCTGGAACGACGATCTGATCAAGGAACTGCGGTTCTTCCCGCGATCCCGCTACAAGGATCAGGTGGACGCCTGCTCTGGTGCCTTCAACTGCCTTGCGGTGCCCAAAGTGACCCTTGGCGGCAAGCGGGCCATCGAAGCCCAGATGCTTTCGTGATTGAATCATCATCGCTTGCCTGATAAGGTAGGTGCAGGAGGACCGCATGGCTACCAAGGCACCGCCGAAGTTCCGCAAGAAGACGCTCAACAACAAGCTCAGGATCACGGCGAACCAGACTTTCGCCGCGCTGACGGCGAGGCGCGCCCAATGGATTGACCCGGACAACCCAGATCCTCGCCGCAACCTCAATGCGGAGTGCGGCTACCCAGAGAATCCCAGCAACAAATACTTCAGCGACTTGTTCGACAACGATGGGCTAGCCTACCGGGCTGTGTCCATCTACCCCAACGAGTGCTTCGGCGTCCAGCCAGAAGTCTACGAGACGGACGGCCCTGAAGCCACGCCCATGGAGAAGATGTGGAAGTCTCTGTGCGCAGATCCCTACACCAACTTGGTGCATTTCATGCACCAAGCGGACCTGGAAAGCCGCAAATGCGAGTATTCGATCATCCTCTTGGGGTTCGATGATGGCAAGCCGCTTGATCAGCCGGTTGCTGGAGTGGACGACAGCGACATGCCTGTTCCTCTCAACGGCAAAGAGCAGAAGCTGCTGTACGTCCAGGTCTTCAACCAGAACGACGCCCCCATTGCTACGGTGGAGGGCCGGAACAACCGTAGGCGAGGCAAGCCGCTTTACTACAACGTGACTCTGGCGGTGGAGGATCAGACTCCCGGCGGCGTATTGGTGGAGGGGGAGGCCGCGCAGGAAGTCCGCGTGCATTGGTCGCGGGTCATCCATGTCGCGGAGGGCGGCAAGACCTACGCCAAGCCGGTTCTGAAGAACATCTATAAGCGGATCTTGGATGTCGGCAAACTGGCCGGCTCCAGCGCCGAGATGTTCTACAAGGGCGGCTTCGCCCCCATGTCCCTTGAGATGGACCCCCGCGTCCTTGAACTGCGGGACATCACGTTCGACCTTGATTCGCTTCAAGAGGACGTTCAGAAGTGGATGAATGGCCTCCAGCGAGTCTTGACGCTGGTGGGCTTCACTGCCAAGTCGTTGGCCCCCCAGGTGGCCAATCCTGAGCCGCACCTCACTGCGCAGTTGCAGCTTATCGCCATCGCCCTTGGCGTGCCCCTGCGGATCTTCATGGGGGCGGAATCGGGCCAGTTGGCCAGCGCTCAGGACGTGAAGAACTGGAATCGCCGCTTGAAGCTGCGCCAGGATCTCTACATCACCAACTACATCATCCGCCCGCTGATCGACCGTCTGATCAACACGGGGGCCATGCCTCCCCCTGCGGAAGGCCCAACCACTTACAAGGTGTGGTGGCCGGACATCAACATCCCCGATGAGGATGAGCAGTCCCAGATCGCTGATCGGCTGGCGGCGGCGATCATGAAGTACCGCATGAGCGGCGCTCACAACATCATGAAGATCGGGACGTTCTTCCGCGTCATCCTCCACATCCCCGCCGACGAGGTGAAGGCGATGCTGGAGGAACTGAAGACCAGCGACGGGTTTGAAGAGGTGTACAAGAAGATGGACGAGATGCTGGCCCCCACGCCCAAGGGGCCGGCGGATTCGGGCAGCAAGGGCGGTTCCCCTAGCAACCCAGAGCCGGGCGGGATCACGTCTTGATCGAATCATGATTCTTCCCTACACTGTGGGAGTCCATCCTTTCCAAAGGACCGCTAAATGAAGAAGCTCGCAATCCTAGCTCTCCTGGCGTGGGCAAGCCTGACCCACGCCGCACCCGTCAAGCTGCAAGGCCAGGGAGGCATCGTCGGTTCCAGCGCCATCATGGGCAAGCGGGACCACCCGATCAAGATCACCGCTACCGACGTGAACCCCAAGGCGGGGCTGATCTGGCGCTACGACACCAAGAAGCTCAAGGCCGTCTCCTGCATCGACACGGAGAAGCACTTCGTCGGCCCTCCGGGCACCTACGAGATCGAGGTGTGGAGCGTTCTGCTGGATGCTACTGGCAAGACCATAGTGGACTCCACTACCGTCACCTTGACCATCCTGCCTGCCGATGCCGATCCCGTGGTCCCCAAGCCGGACGATCCGATCCCTCCCAAGCCCGTGGACCCGGTGATCCCCACGGACCCGTTGACTCGATCACTACAGGACGCCTACAACGCCGACACGGATGTTGACAAGGCCAAGCACAAGGCTACGTTCGCCAAGACGTTCCGCACTGCCACAAGCGACGAAGTCTTGACCAAGGCCAAGACCTTGGGCGGGCTGTTCGATGCGATGGGAGTCCTGCTTGGTGTGGATGGAGCCAAGGGGAAGATCCCCAAGACCCAGGAAGCCATCCATGCCTATCTGGCCGTCCCCTTGCCCCCCGTGGACAGGCCGCTCATGGCAGCAAACAAGGCGTTGATCAAGACGGAATTCGCCAAGGTGGCGGCAGCGCTGGAGGCTTTGAAATGAAACGGGGCGGGAGGAGCCGTTAACTCCTACCACCCCTGACACACAACCCTGAGTGAGAGGGCCGTATGGCTACCTTTAAGGATATCAAGGGATTCCCTGGATACAAGGTCGGAGACAACGGGACGGTTTGGAGCAACAAACACGGACGGTGGAAGGAACTAAAGAGGGCTAGGCAGGGAAGGTATTTGGTGGTGTGTTTGCGGCATAATGGACTACAACGAACTATGGGCGTCCATCGTATTGTTTTGGAAGCGTTCGTCGGTCCATGTCCCGCTGGTCTGCAAGGATGCCACAATAACGGCGATGCCCATGACAACAGGTTGGAAAATTTGCGGTGGGATACGCCTAAGAACAATACCGCCGACCAAGTCAAACATGGTACTATGGTCAGAGGTAGCCGACAGGGACAAGCCAAGTTGATTGAATCAACAGTCAAGGAGATCAGGGCTAAATACGCCGCAGGAGGGGTTGGGCATAGGCAGTTGGCCGTACAGTATGGGGTAGGGAGGAGTACCATGTTGGCTGTGGTAAACAAGACAAGTTGGAAGCACGTTTAAGGGGTTACTATGGTGAAGAAGTCACAGGTGGACTACAGCCACCTTTGCGGATGGGTCGATCCGAAGGATCGTACCGACGAGCAGCATGAAGCCGACGCCCTGGCGCGTAACCGCATGCCCAAGTTCGCCATGTACGGCAGCACGGGTGAGCCGTTGCCGGACAAGGTGATCCTCACCCAGCTTTGGGACAGCGAGGAAGTGCAGGCCGCGCTGGGATTCAAGTTCCCCGGCTTCCACCAACTCAGCGGTTCCTGCGTAGGCGTGGGCTACGGCGATACGGCCTTCAGCACGCTGGTTAGCGAAGTCATCGTGGCCAAGCAACCGCACAAGATCATCGTCCCGTTCTGGCCGCTGACCTATGGGCGTGGGCGAGCCAGGGCCGGGATGCGTGGCCGTGGGGAGGGATCGTTCGGCACCGCCCAGGCAGATGCCGCCCGGTTGGACGGCTGCATCGACTTCGCGGAGCCGGGATTGCCGGGCTACAAGGAGTCCGAAGGCTTGGTGATCGCCAAGAGCGAGGAACTGAACTGGAGCGACGGCAACGCCATCGACAAGAAGTGGCTGGAGATGGCCAAGCACAACATCATCGGCACCACGTCCGTGCAGGACACGGTGGATGGGGTGAAGGTCGGACTCCAGAACTACTACGCCCACACGCTTGCCACGTCGATGTACTGCAACCCAGGCAACGCCAAGATCAAGGAAGGCGTGACGCTGGGCCAGTTCGACACCAATGGGGGCCACCAAACCAGCCTCCAGGCGTACATGCTCCATCCCGTTTTGGGGGATATCTTCTACAACAAGAACCAGTGGGGCAACGTCTACCCTCTGGACCCCATCACGGGACGCCGCGATGGGTGCTGGATCACCAAGTCGTCCCTCCAGTGGGCCGTCTCGCAGCGAGAGGTGATCGCTTACAGCGGGCAGACGGGATTTGCCGCTAGGACGTGGAAATGGATCTGGCAATGATCGAATCCCTACAATGAAAACAGGCTGGCAGATGTTAGACGCATCTGCCAGCCCTGACCATCACAATCTGGCAGGAGATCGCAATGGCTATGGTTCAGTCTAGCGTTGAGTACAGGGATATCAAGGGGTATCCCGGCTACAGGGTGGGCAATGATGGGTCCGTCTGGTCACGCAAGAACGCTAGGTGGGGATTGGGGGAAACGTGGAAGCGGCTTGGTCCCAGGAAGGAAAGCAATTGGTATCCCAGAGTTAGCTTGCATCATAACCGCAAAGTAGCGGCCAAGTATATCCACAGCGTAGTTCTGGAGGCGTTCATCGGCCCCTGTCCCAAAGGCATGGAGGCTTGTCATGGGAATGGGAATCCCAACGACAATAGGCTGAGTAATCTGCGATGGGACACCAAGAAGGGCAATATGGCGGATTGCATCAAGCATGGAAGGACTACCAAAGGCGAGGCGAACAAACACGCCAAGCTCACTGAGGAAAAGGTGAGGGAGATCCGCCGACTCTGTGCTGCTAACTTGTACACCCAGCAGGAGGTTGCCGGTATGATGAACGTTAGCCAGTCTACCATCTCTTTGGTGTCTCGACGGACCATTTGGTCCCATGTGGCGTAAGGTTTCATGGCCCGTACCTTCAAGTGGATCTGGGCCTGAGTGTTGATCGAATCATGATCGCCCTTCAAGAGGACTGTGACATGGCGAAGAAGAAGGAACCGGCCAAGGCCGGCGATATCAGCAACCTGATCGGGGCCGTCCGCGCCCTGGTGGCCCATCTGGAGTCCCGCTCCTGGCTGGCCGCGCTCGCGGATCTCCAGGCGGTGTGGAAGGAAGTCATGGCTGGCTTCGCCGTGCCCGTCCTGGCCACGGCGGATGGCAAGGACTGCTGCTGCGACGAAGAGGTGCAGAAGCTCTGCAAGCAGTTGGAAGACTGCTGCGACGAGATCAAGGAGTGCGACGACCCCGATCACGACCACAAGAAGCCGGCCAAGGCCGATTTCCCGCTCGGGGCGGGCGGCATGTGGCTGAAGCTGCTGGCCCCGCTGCTCCTCAAGGCGCTGGAGGCCATCCTGGGCGGGATGACCAAGGAGGCGAAAGAGTGAACAATGACGCAAGGGCGAGGGCCATCCTGATCATGGCCCTCGCCCTGGCCGCTGACAAAGAACCGGCCCCAGCACCGCCAGTAGCCCCGGTGCCCAAAGTAGTGATTCGATCAACCTTCGTGCCGGTGTTCCGTCCCTCCTACATTCCGATGCCTTCCTACACCCCTTCCATGATGGGGGCACCGGCCATGCAGGCTCCTGCAATGAGATTCGCCGCTCCAGCCAGAGGCATGGCGGCGTGTCCTACCTGAAGGTAATCGAAAGCGAGCCGTGCGCTCGCGTGGAGCAATGCCTTGGTGCTTCGTAGCGGTCCCACCAAGGCAAAGCAGAAAGGCATGGGAGCGGTCCTCCCATGCCTTTACTATTGACAATCGCTAGGCATCTGGTAGAGTCGCAAGAGGGGAGTTTCAAAATGCATGATTCGATCATCACTCTGACCGCCAATCTTGCCGCTGTCTATCGCACCGAAACGGTGGATGGCAAAGAGTGGCGCATCATGTCGGGCGTGCTGATGGTCGAGGGCGTCCACACCGCCAACAACGGTCCTCTCTACTACCCGGCACCGGAGTTGGAGAAGAGCGCGCCCGATTGGGAAAGCATCCCGCTGCTGTTGGATCACCCCAACAAAGATGGAAAGCTGGTCGCTGCCGACAGCGATCCTTCCATCTACGAAACGAGCGGGCTGGGCGAAGTCCGCAAGGTGACGTGGAACGGCAAGCTGGCCACGGAATACTGGTTCGACATGGAGCGGTGCGACAAGGTAGATCCTCGCATCCGCAAGAACATGGACGACAAGAAGCCGATGGAAGTGTCCACCGGCCTCGCCCATGAGATCGACAAGAAGGAATCGACCTTCAACGGCACCGGCTACACGGGAATCGTGCGAGGCATCGTCCCCGATCACGTTGCCCTGCTGCTGGACAAGGAAGGAGCTTGCAACCTCAAGAAGGGTTGCGGCTGCGGCATCACCAGCAACGCGGCCCAGGAACGGCTCCCGTTGACCGCCAACGAAGCGAGTTTTTCACGGATCAGCATGCAGTTGCAGGATTTCCTGTACAAAACCAACGATTATGGGTATATTCGGGATATCTACAGCGACTTCTTCGTCTATACTGGCAGGAACGGCCAATTGTGGCAGCAGTCCTACTCGATGGATGGGGATACGGTAGTCGTCGCTGACAGTGATCCAATCAAGGTCAAGTGGGTGACTGAGTACCGCACGGAAGCCGGCAACCATTTTGTCGGCAATTGCAGCGCACCAAAGGAGATCGACGTGGACAAGAAGACTCAGATCGCAGCCCTGATCAGCGGCGGCACCTTCACGGAGGCCGACCGCGCGTGGCTGGAGGGCCAGCCCGACACCAAAATCGTCGCGCTGCATGGCAAGCTCACGGCCAACGCCGCCCCGGCGGTCACGCCGCCGAATCCGGCTCCTGTGCCGGCTCCTGTGCCGGCAGTGCGGCAGATGAGCTACAACGAGTGGGTGGCTACCCTCCCCCCGGAAAAGCAGGAGGAGGAGATCGAGTCCCGTCGCGCCAGCGAGCAGATGAAGGCCGATCTGATCGCCACCATCACCGCCAACACCAAGGACAGCCCTGCCGGCTCCCTGTCCCCGGACTATCTGGGCAAGCAGCCGATGGCGGTCCTGAAGGTGCTGGCGACCACCACGGCTCCCAAGGAAGTGGCCGTCCCTACGCCCAACTACGGCGGGCTTGCCGTGATTCCGCCGACGCACACGGCCAACACCGCCGCCCCGCACGTCGCCTACAAGCCGCCGCAGTTGTTCAAGACGGCGTGATTGGTGATCGAATCAACAAAACGACCAAGGAGCCTATCCAATGCCGGTGATCACCGAAAAGACCGCGCCTTCGACCATCCTGATCGAAGGCGACATGACGGAGCGGCATGATGAGAAGGTCTGCACCGGCGAGGTGAAGCCCGGCCACATCATCACGCGCAACAGCAGTGACCTCGTCCTCAAGCACGCCACGGCTGGCGCTGCCCCCCTGGCCGGCGGTTCGGTTTGGGTGGCCAAGGAAGACCACGTCATTGGCGGCGGTATCGATACCGCCTATGCCAGTGGCTCCCGCGTCTTCTACCACGATCCCCGCAAGGGCGATCTGCTCTACTGCCGGGTGGCCGCAGCGGCTACCGCCATCACGCGGGATGCCCCGCTGACCAGCGACGGTGCTGGTTGCCTCAAGCTCGCCACCAGCACGGACACGGTCCTGGCCAAGGCGGAAGAGGCGCTGGACAACTCCGCTGGCGGTTCGGAAGCGTTCATCCACGCACGCTGGCAGGCGTGATTCAATCAACAAACGGCAGCACAGCCAAGGGGATACATGATGTCGAAGACCATGACGAGGAGCCGTAGCCGCAGCAAGCACATCGACGCGAGCGTGGACTTCGACCGCGACTCCGTGGCGATGTGGCTTACTCAGAACAACGTGGACGAGAACTATCTCCGTCCGTACATCGCTCCCGAAGACGGGAAGGCGTACTACCTCAAGAACTACGGCACCGTGGAACGGCCCGACCATCGGCCCGTGCCATACACCGGCAACACGCAGGCCATGCTGCGGGACAACTGGCTCACGCTCGACAACGACGTGATGGATGCCGCCGCGCCGGAACTGACTGCCGTTGGCGATCTGATCGCTGCCGGCAAGACGAAGAACATCAACGCGATGGCGCAGCCTGTCCACGGCTACACCTACGCGACCGACATCACGGCTGCGACGATCAGCATGGATGGGCTGAAGCGGTCCAAGCGGGACAAGCCGGAATTCGGGTATGGCTACGTTCCGATCCCCTTGGTGTACAAGGACTTGCAGTTCGGTGCCCGCGAACTGGCCGTCCAGACGCAGGGAAGCAACCCGTTCCCCATCGACACCTACACGCTCCGTCTGGCCACCCGCAAGTGCAGCCAGTTGACGGAGTCGCTGCTGATCGGCAACACGACGTTCGCCTACCAGGGCTACAACGTCTACGGCTACCGCACGCACCCCAGCCGCCTCACCAAGGTGCTGACCCTCCCCACCGCTGGCGGCTGGACGCCCCAGACCCTCTATAACGAGATGGTGGCGATGCGGCAGCAGCTTCGCAACATCTACCAGCGCGGTCCCTACCGCGTGTACATCTCTCCGGGCTGGGAACCCTACTTGGAGAAGGACTACAGCGCGGCCTACTCCAGCACCTCGCTGCGGGAGAAGTTGCTGAAGATCGACGGCATCCAGTCGATCAAGACGCTCGACTACCTCGATGATTACCAGATCATCATGGTGGACATGACCCGCGACACGGTCATGCTGCTGGTGGGCATGCAGCCCCGCGTGCTGCGGTGGAGCGAGATGGCGGGCATGGCCCAGAACTGGCGGACGATGCAGTCCATCACCCCGTGGTTCCGCCCCGACAACGCGGGCTACCTGGGCGTGAACCACGGTACGGCGGCGTGATCAGTGTGATACCGAAGGGATCATGATTCGATCATGATCCCTTCCTCAGAGGAGATCGCTACATGAAGTTCAAGCTCAAGCCCCATCCGGTCGGCCCCAACGCCTTCAGGACGGCTCCGCATGTCCACAGCGACGGCCACACCTACGAGGCCGGCGAGGTGTTGGAGTGCGACAAGGATCTGCGCAAGCTCTTCCCGTCCAAGTTCGACCGCGTCTCCGATGCGGCCAAGGTCACTGTCAAGAAGGCAGTGGTTGAAGTGGTGGTGGAGGAACCGGAATTCACGGAGGCCGAAGAGTCCACCCCCCTGGTCAACCAGGAGGATCAGCCGGTAGCCAAGGCCAAGGCTCCCGCCAAGGCCCAGCCGGAAACCGTCGAGTCGGCCAGCGAGGATGAGGACTGCACCTCCAAGTTCCCCGCAGCCGTCGAGGGCGACCTGACGGTCATCAAGACCAAGGACGGATTCGTGGTCAAGGACGGCTCCCGCGTCCTGTCCAAGGAGCCGCTGGCCAAGGCGACCGACGTGAAGAAGTGGCTCAAGGCCAACGTCGAGGCCGACGACGAAGAGTGATTCGATCATGATTCGGGAGTCCAGACATGGCCTTTCCAGGGCGAGTAACAGCGGCGGAAGTGAAGGGAATCATCACTACCGTAGTGACTGCCGTGCTGGACCCCTACATCGACGCCGCGAACGAGTTGGTGACTGAGGTGTGTGCGAGCAAGAAGCTCGCTGATGGGGTCACGGCTTATTACTCTGCCCACCGGCTCAAGAGTATCGAGCTTTGGCTTTCCGCCCATATGTACACTATCTTCGATCCTCGCACGGCGAGCGAGAAGGTAAGTGTCATCACCCAGCGGCTCCAAGGCAAGATCGACCTGGGTCTGGATTCCAGCCTCTACGGCCAAAACGCCATGCGGCTGGATACGGCTGGCGGGCTTGCGGCGATGAACAACGCCATGAAGAAGATGGGCGGCATTCTTGCTGGTGGTGTCCATTGGATGGGCCGTGGAAGTTACGAAGAGGCCGAAACTGAAGAGGGGTGGAACACGCCATGAGCAACAGGTTGCCGAAGGTAGACAACAAGCAGAGTCCATTCTACGTCCCGCCCGTGATGGACGCGGGCTTCACGGTGGGCACAGAAGGCTCTAACGCGATCACCGTCTCGATCCAACTCAAGGACGAGTTCGGGGACGACGTTGTGGCCCGCCACAACGTCAAAGGCTACCTGTCCAGCGATGCCAACGGCGACGTGCTGGCCGCTTCGCCAGAAGGCGTGGCCATCGGCACGGACGGCCTCCTTCTGGCCCGTGGAGATTCCGGCGTCACGGAACTGATCCGCAAGGGCACCTTGGCGATCCACTCCACCCCGGAGCAGTTCGCCACCACTGCCATTGCGGCCTTCCGTGTTGCCGGCGTGGTCTATACCAAGGCGGTTACGGGCGCGCTGACCTTCACCGCAGCGCATACGATCACGGCCAGCAAGTTCGGCGTGGTGCTGATCCAGATCAATGCCGCCGGTACGGTCAGCACCAAGGTGCCGGGTGCCACGCAGGCGTACAACAGCGCTCCGTTGGCCCTGGCTGCGTTGCCCTCGCCCGACGCTGGTAACGTCTCGTTGGGCTATATCGCCATCGCCAACAACGCGGGCGATTGGGTGGCGAACACCGACGACCTGACCGACGCCAGTGACGTTACCACGGCGGCATTCGTGGATAGCGCGGAGGCTACCACGGTTCCCCGCATCTTCGACCTCACGTCGGAGAGCGATGGCGACATCGATATCGTCATCACGGATACCAGGGCACCCAAGACCTACTACCTCAATCTCGTCCTGCCGGACGGGACGCTGCATACGTCGGGGGCTATCACCTTCGCGTGATAGTGATTCGATCATGGGAGGCTGTCATGGATGTCGAGAAGTTCATGCGGCAGTATCTGGTGTACTATGAGCGGAACAACCCAGGAGGGACCGGAGAAGCTCAGTACAAGCCTCCCGTGGAAGTGAAGTGCCGGTGGGACGACATCGTGGAGGAAGTGGTGGCGTCCGGCGGAAGGAAGGTGATGAGCAAATCGTTCCTCATCACCCCCTTCCGGTTCAAGGAAGGAAGCCTTGTGTGGCTTGCCCCTACGCTTGTGGAAGGGCAAGCCCTGGTGGAGTTGAGGAAGCAACCTTGGTATCCCAAGCCTCCCAACAGCATCCAGGGAGGCTACGAAGTGGTGGTGAGCGGCCACAATCCTGATCCTCGCGGGCAACCGCTGCTGTACTCCGCGCGATTGTAAAACGAAAACAGGTTGGAAGATGCTTCAACATCTTCCAACCCTGACCACAACAACCTGACAGGAAGGTCGCAATGGCTGAAGTACAGTCTACAGTCCGTTACCGTTTGGTCAAGGGATTCCAGAACTATAGGGTGGGGGACGATGGGAGCGTCTGGAGTCAGTACAGCAGGGGAGTTGGGAAGAAAGAGGAAGGCACTGGCATCTGGAGGAAGCTGAAGCCCGGCAAGAAGACCAACAACTCAGGACTACTGGTTAACTTGTGTAGGAATGGAACCAGCAACAATATGAGGCAAGTTCATCGTCTTGTGCTGGAAGCATTCGTCGGTCCATGCCCAGAAGGCATGGAGTGCTGTCACAACGATGGAGATCCATTTAACAACAAGCTGACTAATTTGCGATGGGATACGCACGTCGGCAACATGAAGGACAAGGAATGTCATGGTACGCACGGTAAGGGTGAGCGAAATGCGGGGGCGAAGTTGACCGAAGCCACGGTACTTAGGATTAGGAGGATCTTGGATAAAGGTAAGGTCAGTCGTCCCAAAGTGGCAGCGTATTTCAAGGTTTCCTACATGACCATTGTGTTGATACACCGCAGGAAAACTTGGAAGCACATTTGAGGCTCTAGATGCAAGTCACTGTCACCGTAACGCGAACAGGAAGCCCGGCGGCGGTCATCAACCGCCTCACGGGCCGCTTGCTGCGCAACGGGCTGGCGGCAGCGAACGAGTGCGCTAGGATCATCAGCGAAGCAGGGACGGCACTGGCCCCGGAGGATACGGGGGCGCTGAAGAAATCGGCCTACACCACCCCCGCCGTGGTAGTAGGCGGTTTGATCCAAGCCAAGGCGGGCTGGGGCAAGCAGGGGGAACGGTGGATAGGCAGGGATCGTCTTGGCGTGATCCGCATCAGGCATCCTTTCGACTACGCCCTGCATGTCCACGAAAGGATCGCGCCTCCCATGGGAGGAGGTAGGTACGATTTCGTGAGGGAAGCAATCGTGTTGCGTGGAGCGGAGTTGCGGTTGGTCATCCGGCAAATAATGAACAGGGCGTGATTCGATCATGGCGTCACCCGCCGAATTGCTGAGATCCATGCTGATCGCTGGAGGGTTGGTGCAATACCCAGCCGGCCAGGAGCAGGATCTCCATGCCCCGATCACCTACTGCTTCGCCAACGTGATGCCCAACGATCCTCCGCAAGCCCTGTGCATCGCAGACACGGCAGGAATCCAATTCGGCAGGGTCATGGCTGGGCAGACTCTACAGCATCATGGCTTGAAGCTGAACATGCGGCATGAAGACGAACGGAAAGGCTACGATCCGCTCAAGGCCATCTTCGACTTCATCGACGCCTTCCCCCCGAACCAGACGGTGCGATCTAGAGGCGTAGCCTACCACGTTGTTTCCGTGTACAATGTCTCCAGCATCCTGTCGCTGGGGGAAGAACCTGGGACCAAACGATACCTCTGGTCGCTGAATGTGAGAATGTCCGCAGGGATCTTGGTCTGACACTTTTGGAGGAATGACATGCTTCTCTACGGCTTGCTTGCGATCATGGTGATCGGTTTGGGCTTCGCCCTCTTGGGCCTAGTCAGCGGCTCTTACACCGGCTCACTTACTCTGGACAGCGTGAGCGGCAGCGCTTCCGCCACCATTACGGGCGAAGTCGGAGTCAAGGCCAACCCCTCCCCGCTCATCGGGCAGGCCGGCACCCTGTCCACCCGCACCAGCGACACCGCCGGCACGCTGACCCTGGAAACCGGCCACGGCGTGACCACCGGCTCCCGCATCGACCTGTATTGGGACGGCGGCACGGCTTACGGCATCACGGTGGGCACCGTGTCCGGCAACTCTGTGCCCTTCACCGGGGCGTCCGGCGACGTGCTGCCCAGCGCCACCACGGTGATCATCGCCGGCAAGTGCAATGAGGCAGTGTTCAACGTGGTGGGCGACAACATGGAGGCATTGCTGCTGTCCACGTCCACCAGCAGCGGGTACGCTGTGATCGCGGACGGGTCCGGCAACCTCCACGCTTCCTACATCACGCCTTCGACGCCCTATATGTGGTACTCCGCGAGCGGGATCACCAATCCCATCGCTGGGGATACCGCTACCAAGGTCTTCTTCAGCCAGAGGGGCGTCACCGCTACCGCCACCGACATGAAGGCTACCGCCATCGTGGCTTGATCGAATCAACACTTTGGGCATAGAGAAAGAGGTGGCTCATGCATCTGTACGACGGCTATCGGGCGGTGGGCACCTTTGCCCGCTTCCCCGGCCTGGAAATCCGAATCAAGGAGATCCAGTGGCCGGAAATCGATGGTGGCGGTCCTATCGACACCACGGTCATGCACAACCGGACGATGCGGACCAATGCCCCCAAGGCGTTGCTGACCATCGGCATGATCAAGATGACGGTCCAATACGATCCCAGCATTTGGGCGTCATTGGTGACGGCGGCTCTGGTGGCTGGCCTTCGCAATCCGGCGACGGGCGTCAACAGCGTGGGCGTCATCAACGTGCCCACGGCCATGACCCTGACCGCGCCTGATGGGGCTACGCTTGGGCTGTTCGTCTACATCAACAAGTTCACCCCGGCTCCCTTCAAGGAAGGCGAGTTGCCCCTTGCGGACCTGGAGATCGTGCCTACCAACACCAATTGGGCGGTCCCCGTCCTGGCGCAGGCAGCGCACGACGTGATCCCCAGCGCTGCTGCCGGCATCCTGCCGGGTTCCGTCGTCGCCTAATCGCCCGGTGGGCGAGAATGATGACTCGAGTCATCATTCTCGCCCACCCCTCGCCCTTTACCCTCCAACAAGGACCGCTACCATGTCCGATCCCATCGAGCCGAAGAAGTACAGCCTCCGTCTCAAGTCCATGCCTCTCGTCATCGAGGACGAGAGCGGGGTGGAGCAGCACTACACCCTCAAGGAACTCACCGGCCTCCAGCGAGACGAGTTCGTCAACAAGACCACGGCCCGCGCGCAGGACGCCAAGGGCAAAGAGAAGAGGCACGATGCCAAGGGGCTGGCCTCCGATCTCCTGGCCATGTGCCTCTACGACAGCCAGAGCCGCCTTGTGCCCGCCCAGGTGATCAACAACTGGCCGTCTGAGATGCAGCAGGACATCTTTATGGAGGCCGTGGAACTGTCCGGCCTCATGAAGAAAGCGGAGGACGCCTCAAAAAACGCCTAGAGCAGGGGGAGACGCTGTACTGGATGCGGTTGGCATCCAGGCAGCATCGAACCTTGCAAGAGTGCAAAGAGTCCAACACGTCCACTGAGTTCGTGGACTGGAAGACCTACTTCGACACCCACGAATGGGATGTGGTGTCGAAGGATCAAGCACAGTTGGCGGTTATCGCATCGGAGATACGCGGACTCTATCTCCTCATTCTCCATATCTTCGGCGGCAAGGGAGAGCTTCCCCCGCTGAAGGCGTTCCTGCTGACCAAAGACGTGCCCGAACCTCCTGCTGCCCCCTCCCCGGAGATCGAGGATGCCGAATGGGGGGAACCGGAAGAGCCGGACGGCATCGAGATCGGGGAACCGCTCGATGACAAGTGGCAAAAGGTCAATGATTCGATCAACAGCGAATTCGCCATGATGGCGGCGTTCATGGGGCAGGCGGTGCAGTACAAGCCAGCGGAGGGTTCATAATGTCTGCTGGTCCCCCAATCGAATCGCTTACCGCAATCGTGACCCTGGACGTGACCCAATTCACGTCCAGGGTTGCCGCCGTTCAGACCGCCCTCAATACCCTAGCGACCGACTTCACCAACTTCGGCACCCAAATTGCCGGGGTGATGAACAAAGTCGGCAACGCCATTGCCGCACCCATCTCTCGCGCCGTCACCAGGATTTCTGGTTCTTTGGCCCTTATCCAAGGCGAGATCACTGCTTTTGTCGGTACTTTGGCCACGCTGGACACCAAAGGCGTGAAGGCCATTGGTGCCGGCATGCGCGGGATGGGTGACTTCCTACAAGTCCTCAACACCACCTCCATCGGCACTAAGGGGATGGCAGGCAAGGCCAACGCTCTAGCCGGTTTCGTCGATACGTTCAACACGGCCATCGGCAAGATCGCCAACTTCGATGCGGGCAACTTCCGGCTAATTGGTTCCGGCCTTGGGCGTATGGGTGACTTCTTGGATTCCGCCAAGAAGTTCGGCAATGTGAACATGCATCCGATACATACGGCCATCTCTGGCGTATTGGGCGCGTTCAGCAACGTGAACGTGGACGACAATTTCAAGGGGGCGTCCCTTGCAATCAGCCGCACCACGGGATTGATCAACTCCGTGGGCAAGCTGTCTGCGGCTGGCCAGATGAGCAACCTTGGTGGAGTTAGTGATCGAATCAAGGATTTGCTGGGCGAGTTCAAAGGCGGCGACTCCCCAGCGTTCGTGGGGGCGTCCCTTGCGATCACTCGCACTAGGGCTTTGTTGGAATCCGTAGGGAAGTTGTCCGCAGCCGGCCATATGGGCAACCTTGCCACCGTGAAAACGGAAGTTGGCGGCATCTTTACGGCGATGGGCAACGCGAATCCTACCCAGATGGAGGCGGCGGCATCCTCTTTGGGTAGCCTGGGGCGGTCGCTGGGCAGGATCGCCTACATCAACCCGACGACTCTGGGGGCATCTGTCGCTGCCCTGCGATCCACGTTGACCCAATTGTCGAACATCCCCGTGAGCGACAATCTGACCGCCGTCGCCAACGTCGTGCAGAAGATCGGCCTTGGCATGCGGAACATGCGAATGGGCGGCGGTGCCGGTCCCATCTCCATCAACGCAGGAGGAGGCGGCTCCACGCCCCCGCCAGTAGCAGTAACCACTGGCGGGCTGGGCGGCATGGCAGGAGGCTTCCGCAACGTCTCTACCGCCGCCAGGGGAGCCACGGCAAGGCTGGGCGACTTCGGACAGGCCACCAAGGCGCTGTTCCTGACCAGCGACACGGCCATGAAGGGCTTGCAGCGCATCCAGACCAGCCTGCTTGGCGTGGGCGTGCTGGGTGTTGCGCAGTTCGCCCGCATGGACGACTACTTGACTCGCGCCATGGCCCATATGCGGGTCTTCGACCAGAACGATCCGGTCAAGGATCAGATGCAGCGGGGCATGTTCGGCATCTCCAGCGTGTCCCGCACGGGAGCCGCCGATCTTGCCCGTGGCATGGACGTGCTGGTGTCCAGCGGCATGAACGCCACCATGGCGCTGGAAAACCTAGCCACGGCTGAGAACTTCGCCGTGGCTAGCGGCATGCCCATGCAGAAGGCCACCCAGCGGCTCACCGACCTGATGAACGGCCTGGGGCTGGCCGTGGAGGACACGGCCAAGCACAAGTCCAACATGACCGAATTGGCCGACATGATCGTCGGCATCGCCTCCAAGAGCGGTTCCACGGAAGAGCAGTTGAGCGAGGCGTTCTCCGGGCGGTTCATCAACTCGATGAAGACGGCCAAGCTGGAAGTCAAGGACGCCATGAGCCTCCTGGCAACCTACTCCCGCTTCGGAGAGTCCACGCGAGGAGCCGCCGCCGGCACGCGATTGTCTCGCGGCCTTGAGAACATGATGGTGAACGTAACGTCCCACAGCGGCATGTGGGACCATCTGCTGTTCGGCAATTCCAATGCGGGCATCGCCAAGACGCTGACCGGCATCCAATTGCTGGAGCGGTTGAGCGAAGCCATCGATACGACGGATACGAAGCGCGGCACGGCCCAGATGCTCAAGCTGGGCTTCGACACGGAAGGCATGGCGGCGCTCAACCCGCTGCTTCGCCACTTCCCTACGATCAAGCTCATTCGCGAGGAGATCGAGAAGACCGGAGGCATCAGCGAGAAGACGGCGGCATTGATTCGATCATCACTTTTGGGGCAGTTGACCACGCTGTTCAACGCGGTCAGCACCATCGCCACGCTCTTCGGTGAGCGGCTGGCCCCGATGATCCACGGCGTGACCATCGCCATTTCCAATATGTCGTTGGCGTTCGTGAAGCTCGCTCCGTGGTATCAGAACCTCATCATCTACGGATCGATGGCGTTCGTGGTCATGCGCAACTTCGGCATCGTCACCGGCTTGGTGGCGTTCGCCCTCACCCCGTTGACCATGGTCATCCAGGGCGTGGTGGGAAGCCTCAAGCTCCTATACAGCGGCTTCATGCTGCTGGTGTCTGTCCCTGGCATGCTGTTGAGCGGGTTCCAGACGGTGTTCGGCTACATGACCTATGGCTTCAGGATGCTGTTCTCGCCGTTGTCCATTGCCATCGGCCTCTTGCAGGGCTTTTGGGCGGTGATGGTTCGGGTGGACGATATCGCCGGGCGCGTGGTCAGCATGAGCCTGGATTTGGGCGGGGCCATGTGGAAGATCGTGATGAACGTGGGGGCTGGGTTGACTGGTATCGTCGTATCCTTGCTCAGTGTTGTCACTACGTTGTTGCTGATCGGGCCATTGATGGGTCTGTTTGGTACGGTGTTTGCTGCCGGATTGGCCTTCTCTGCTGCCTTGGCTGTGACTTTGGGTACGGCCCTGGCTTCGTTGGCGTCCTTGATCGGTGCCGGCCTTGTGATGGCGTGGAAGGCGTTTCAGGGTGCCGCCACGGCAGCGCTGGCGTGGGTGGGGCGTGCCGTCACCAACATCCATGACAATATCGGCGGCATGTGGGAAAGCCTCCAGAAGGGCACCGGAGATTTCATCCGCACCACGGCGGCATCCCTGGAGGTAATCGCTGGGTTCTTCTGGAACTTCCGCCAGAACATGACCACGATCTGGACTTGGTTCGGCAAGCACGGCGAGCAGGCGTTCATCGACATGGCGAATGCCGGCTTCAAGTTCATGTCCATTTTGGGGGGCAATCTGTCCAAGGTCTTCGGAGCCGTGGGGATCGCCCTGTACGACTCCCTAGCAGCGGCCTGGATGGCGTTCATGGACTACGCCGGATCGTTCGGGGATTGGTTGAGCAAGCAGTGGCCCAACATCGTGGGCGACCTTGGCCGCATCATGGGCGTGCTGTTCGGCAGCTTCAAAGATAACTTCGCCAGCCTGTTCAACCTGATCGGACAGATGGTGAATACGATCACGGAACAGATCAAGTTGTCCGTTCTCAATGCGGGTGGTGTATACACCGATGCCCAGAAAGATCGAGTGAGGGAGTTCGCCAAAGCGGATCTGTTTGAGCGATATCGCAACAGTGCTACCATGACTTTCGATCAGTACAAAGCGACCAAAGCGCATCTCGATAGTCCCACTTTCAGTGCTTCTCCAGAGCGTTACCAAGAATCCGACGCTGCGTATTTCCAAGGGAAGCGCTCCGATGCGATGAAGGGGTGGGGAGGATTCAAGGCGGCGGATACCGACCTGTCCAAGATCGGATTCAAGACCGACTTCTCTGGCATGGGGCCGAAGGCGGAAGGCTTGGGCATGGGGAGGTTCAGCGGACTTGGTGATTCGATCAAGGATACCTTCAAGACCATGTTCGCTGGGCTTGCTCCGTTGAGCGGTGCCTTCTCCGAAATCGCGGCGTCTCCTATGTGGAAGGCGCTTCGTGATTCGATCAACATCGCTCTACCAGAAGGCGGCATAGACGAAGCGGTGGCCAAGTTCACGAAGATGTTCTATCCTACCGCTGCCGACGAAGGCAACATGGGCATGGCACCCCCCACCAGGAGCGGCCCCGGCTTCAAGTTTGCCCAGATCAGCATGGAGCGGACCATGATCGGGGGAGACGTGGCCGCGAGCTTGGAGCATCAGCAGCTAGGCACCCTCAAAAGCATCGACAGGAAACAAGACAACATCGTGGCCGCGATCAATAGGATAAACTCCATGGGACCGCCTGAGCCGCAGCGCCCGACCGTGAAGCGAGGCAACTGAGATGGCCGACTTGTTCGTGGACCGCCTGGAGACGACCAACGCCACCTTTGAGAGGGGCGTTGCGCGTTCTTGCACGCGCAAATGTCGAGTTGGCCTGACCACGGAAGTGACCGGCCAGGAGGGATACTTGTCCCTCACCATCGCCAGGACGTTCCTACGGACCAAGGGCTTCGTAGAAATGGAGCCGATGGGTGAAAGCCCGGATATCTTGGATGCCACGTCTGGGCAGGAGTTCGCCCCGTTGATCCTAGTCAAGATGGATCTGGCGATGGCGGATGACAAGTATTGGGTGGACGCCACGCTGCATTATGCGCACATCGCGGATGGCGCGAATCAGGCGTTCGTACCGCAAGTCGGGCCAACGAACGAACTGATCTGGGGCAAAGGCCGCACCTCGATTGTGGAGAAGACCACCAACTTCTTCTACCCCTTTGGGGACAGAACCAAGCCCAAGACCATGCTGGAAGTCGGCCATCAGTTCGCCGTGACGGATCAGCGAATGTCTGCTGTGCCACATGATCCGAACTACCCAAGGTACGTCCGACAGGGCGGTGAGATCAGCATTCCGTTTCCGCAGTCCAACTACAAGTTTGAAGCCATCGTGGAGACGAGATACCCTGCCGCTCTGGCTGAATCGCTGATCGCCAAGATCAACGACAGGGCTTGGATGGGCATGCCGGAACACACTTGGCTTATTACGGAAGTCACCTATGAGGTGAACAATCCGGCCAGGGTCCAGAATGTCACGCTGCCCACCTACAAGATGGGGTTCGAGTTTCAGTACAATAGCGATACCTGGAACCCCACCATCGCCTTCAAAGATCAGGAAACGGGGAACACGCCCGCGAGCGCAGTGATCGGCACGGTAGCGGACGGGGACGGGGTCTTCCGCTACCAATTGCTACCAAAATTCGTTCCGGGGGTAGGCTTCATCGGCATGTTCCCTGTGCCCGCAGGCTACTGGCAAGTGCCCGCCTTGGGCAGGATCAACTTCGACGCGGAATTCCATGCGATCTTTGAGGCATCGAACCGCTAATGGGTAGGCTATCGGACAAACCTGATCGTTGGCATGGCGGCGAAGAGTTTCCAGACTCGCGCGACCTCAACGAACTGCGCGATGCCGCTCCACGCCAAATATCTGGCGGTGGCAAGGCGAACGTGTCCGCGTTTGGTGATCGAATCACCATTTCCGTGCCTCCTTCGCCCCCTCGTCCTCCCGATGTCGCCAAGTACATCAACCGCTTTGTCGTCTTGCAGGAGCTTGAGGATCTTCTCTACTGCGCTTTCTATCGGCAGGACTACACGCTGGAGTACACTGAAGATTCCAGCTACGACTACAACGTCTGGTCGGCCCCGCAGTATTCGGCCACTCGCGGGGATGATGATTCGATCAAGGTTTACGTCGCCAAGCCCTACGCTCTCCAAAAGACGTTCTGGAATGGCAGGACTATCAATGGAGTCACCTATTCCGTAGGAGTGGGGTACAGCGACAGGGTTGGGGGCGGGGTGACGGAGAACGTGTCGCCCCCTTATGTCGCTGGCGACATCATCGATGCCATCTACGGCAGCACGGGGCACATCGGCCCCGATGGCGTCGTCGTAGGATGGCGCGAACTGACTACCCGCTTCTGGCGGTCCACTGCGGTTTCTGAGGACACCACGTTTGAAGGCGACGTGACCGTAGAGGGGGACACCACGCTTGAGGGGGACACCACGCTTGAGGGCGACCTGTCCCTTGGTCCCACTGTCACGGTCGGAGGGAACACGGCACTCACGGTGTCTCCCACCTACTCCTTGAACATCATCGGCATATTCTTGCTCAACGGCTTGCAAGCCGACACTTCCCGCCTCGCCTTCACCCAGACGGCGCATGGGTTGTCGGTAGGGGATGCGGTCTACTTCGACGGGTCTGCCTGGGATTGGGCCGATGCCAGCGATGGGGACATGCTCTCCATCGGCCTCATCTGTGCCGTGGCGGATGCCAACCATGCCACCGTGCAGTTCAGCGGCTACATCACCGGGCTGTCCGATTTGAACGCGGGCGAATACTACTTCGTGTCCGACATGATCGCTGGCGATCTGATGGAAACGGAACCGACCGATCCTAGCTGGTCGAACCCGATCCTGTTCGCCTTGTCGGCTACCACTGGCGTAGTGTTGCCTTGGCGTCCCTCCCGTATCGCCATCGGTCCCGCCCCTGCGGAAGCGCCGCCCGATCTGGCGGGCGTGGCTGGGGACACGGAAATCGACTGGACGTGGACCGCCATCACGTCGTCGCCGGTGCCGGACGGGTATCGCCTGGAGCGGTCCACGGCCAGCGACTTCTCCTCTGGATTGGTAGGCGTCGATCTCGCTGCTGGCACCACGTCTTACACGTCCACGGGACTGACCAACGGCGTCCTCTACTACGCCAGGGTGCGAGGTACGCACAACGGCGCGGCTGGGGACTGGAGCGCCACGGCCAGCGCCACACCAACGGCAGGCCCGACCAGCCCCTGGACGATCACCAGCAGCGGCACCTACTCGATCCCGGCGGCGGATTTCGTGGTGCAAGCCATCGGTGGCGGTGGCGGCGGCGGCGGCGGTGATGGAGCGGGTGGTGGCGGTGGCGGCGGCGGCGGTGGCGTATGGACGACGAGGACCGTCACGGGCGCGACGCCGGGCGACCCGCTCACGGTGACCATCGGCGCGGGCGGCGGCTCGCTGGGCGCAGGGGCGGGCGGCGTCGGCGGCGGCACGACCACGGTCTTGATGGGCATGTCCACCCTGGTATCGTCGGGCGGCGGCGACCCAGGCGTGGGCAGCGGCGCGGGCGGGTTCGCGGGTTCGGGCGGCACCAGCCCCACGACCGGCGACAGCAGCAACACGGGTGGTCCCGGCGGCACGGGCGGCTATACGGGCGGCTACACCGTGGGCGGCGGCGGTGGCGCGGGCGGCTCGACGGGCGGCGGCGGCTCGGGCGGCAGCGGCGCGGCCCCCAGCGTCGGCGGCAGCGGCAACTCGCCGGGCGGCACGGGCGGCGTGGGCGACACCACGGGCGGCGTGGGCGTAGTGCCCGGCGGCGGCGGCGGCGGATCGCTGGGCAACGTCGGTGGCGGTTCGGGTGCGGACGGGCGGGTCATCATCACTTGGTGAGGAGGGGCGATGGCTACCAATGCAGCGATAGACGTGACTGGCGGTCTGGCCCCTGTCGCCACCAGCGGCAGCGCGGCCGACTTGACCACGGGTACGCTCCCGTTGGCCCGGCTGTCCGGCATCACCGACGCGCAGATAGCCGCCGCGAACAAGGACGGTATCGCCGGCACCGCCTCAATGCGCACGCTGGGCACTGGCGCTCAACAAGCAGCGGCAGGCAACGATTCCAGGCTATCGGACTCCCGTGCGCCCAGCGGATCAGCGGGTGGCGACCTTACTGGCACCTATCCCAATCCCACGTTGGCAGCGGTCATCACGGCGGGAGGCCCGACCGGATCATCCAACGTCGTCCCGGTGATCACCTACGACGCCAAGGGCCGGCTCACGGCGGTGTCTACGGCCACAATCACGCCAGCGGCAATCGGCGCGCCGGCTGGATCTGGCAGCAGTAGCGGGACGAACACGGGCGACCAGACCATCACGCTCACGGGCGGCGTCACGGGGAGCGGCACGGGGAGCTTCGCGGCCACCGTCGTCACCAACGCCAACCTCACGGGAGAGGTGACCAGCGTCGGCAACGCGGCAACGCTCAATCTGACGGGCCTGACCGCCGGCTATCCCGTCCTGGCCGACTCGCTGCCGTTCTACGACCTGAGCGCGACCGCGAACCGCAAGACGACCATCGCCCTCGCCAACGCGATCTGCTCGCACTACCCAGGCGGGCGGCTGTCGATCTCCAGCAGCACGCCCTTCGGGATAACCACCTCGACGGGCACAAGCAGCCTGTACTATGTCCCCGTATCGTCCAGTTACATCGTCTTGCACGACGGCACGACGTGGGTGCAGGCCGATTTCGGCACCTCGATCCCCCTGACCGTGTCGGGCGGCACCTCGGGCAAGAACTACGATGTCTGGTGCTACCTGAGCGGCACGACGCCGACGCTGGGGCTGTCCGCCGCCTGGACGAACGACACGACGCGCAGCGAGGCGCTGGCCCTGTCCGCCGGCATCTGGCACAAGAACGGCGATGCCTCCAGGCGCTACCTAGGGACGATCAGACTCGTCTCCACGACGACCTTCGCGCACAGCCAGGCGCAGCGGTTTATGTGGAACCTGTACCACCAGCGGCCCTTGAGCCTGCGCTACGTCGATTCGACGGCGAGTTGGACTTACGGCTCGGCGGCATGGCGGCAGGCGCGGAACCAGACCGCCGCCAAGGTCGAGTTCGTCGTCGGCATGGACGACGCCATGGTGGACGTGGAACTCTACGCGCTGGGATCGATCAGCGCCGCCGCCCAGCACTGGATCGGGCTTGGCCTGGACACGCTGTCTCCCACGCTGGCCCAGCCCCACACCGTGACCACGGCGGGCGAGCTTCAGCACGCCGGGATGGCCTACCGCGACACGCCGGGCATCGGCTATCATTACCTGAGTTGGAACGAGTACAGCAACGCCACCGGCACGCATACCTTCTACGGGTACGCCAACGGCAGCTACGAATCCAGCCTGAAAGGATGGGTGATGGGATGACGGTTGTCAAAAGTGGGAGGCTGACTGTGGAGAGCGGCGAGCCTGTTTTGCAGGCTCCTGGCGAAGCGACGTACACGCCGCTCAGGGGCGGCGCGGTTCCTGTCTACGACGGGGCGACGTGGGTCTACGCGACCATCCCGTGGCGACCGGCGGTAAGGCTCGACCCGGAGGACAAGCGATGATCGACGCAGGCAGGATCGATGAGGCGCTGAGGGCAGCCGGACAAGTCATCGATGGCGTGTCCGTCGCGCAGGACGGCAGCGTCGAGATCCAGTGGCCGGCGTCGGCCACGCTGGAGCAGCGGCAGGCGGGAGAGGCGGCGCTGGCCGGCATCGTGGCGGTTGCGCCACTGGCCGAAGCGAAAGCGGCTAGGTTGGCAGACCTAGATGCATGGTACGCGGCTGCGGCGGCGTCAGGCGTCCAGGCGGCGGGCATGCTGTGGGACGCTCGCCTTGAGGCCCAGAACCGCGTGGACGCGCTCGTCACCATGATACTCGCCGCTATTTCGGTCGGTGCGGCCACGGCGGAAACGCCATTCACCGCCTATGCCAGGGATGGGGAGGCATTGGCGTTGCCGGCGGGGCAACTGATGGGCGTTTTACTCCAGTACGGGCAAACATGCGCCGCCCTGTCGGCGGGCTACGCGGCATGCCTCGCCGCCATCGGGGCGACGACGACGCCAGAGGACGCCCTGGCCGTTCCACTCCCCGCCTGATCCCGCTTGAGCAATGTTGATTCGATCAACATTGCCGCCTACGGCCCACCGCTGTAGAATGATGGCATCCGCAAGGACTAACCAAGCCAAGGAGACTGGAATGACCGCTACTCAAGTCCAGTTCAAGATCGAGTGCGAGGGCGACAAAGTGCTTCTTGTCATGGACAAGAAGCAGGATCAAGTCATCATGGATTGGCAGTCGGCCAAGGCGCTAGGGGATACCATCGCCCTTGCCGTGGCCCATCTTGTCAAGCATATGAAGCCGGTGGATCGCTCCACTTCCCAATGGGAGTTGCAGCAAGTCAAGCTCATCGGACACAAAGGCAGGGTAGCCATGTTGACTCCCTGGACGGACAGGATCAAGTTCACCTCGCTCCAAGCCTTCGCCCTGCTTGGACAGGGACTCCAGAAGATCGCCCATGACATGGATCTGGAGGAACAGGATATCCATGTCGTCCGCGATGAGGCGGGGTTCATCCAGGCCATCAGCAACAAGAAGACAGGGATCACGCAGAGGGTGTCGTGATGGAAAGCCTTTTGTGGCAGACCACCATCGAGAGAAGCGTCTCATGGGGGCTGATCCCAGATGAGGAGGGCTATGTCTTGTACCAGCACCAGAAGCCCGTCCGCGCTGGCAATAAGATATTGCTGGAGTACATATTCAGGGATAGGACAGGGGGGATAATCACCCTTGCTGGCCTGTCCTATGTCAACGTGATCGCAAAGCTGGAAGGCACCGCCATCACCACCACCTTGGCCTCCTTCGACGTGGATAGGAGTACAGGGCGGGTCTACAAGGAAGGGTTCTCCTTCACAAGTTCAGGCATCTGGACTGTGCAGTTCGTCGCTTATGATGGGGCGGGCGTTCCCATCAAGGGCGATCCCGCCAAGATCAAAGTGGCCAAGAACCTTGATTCGATCAACTCCGGCGAAGAGTTGGTCTACTGACGGAAGTGTTGATTCGATCATGAAAGGGGCAGACATGCCGATCAAAGACGAAGCCTCGCTTGAAGCCTTGTGCGAGAAGTACGGAGTCAAGCGGGAGGACTACGCGATGTTGCTGCGCAACGGCATCACCGATTCCGCCGCCTGCAAGGCGGAAGAGTTCGGCATCACGGCGAGGGATCTCAGGGATCTGTACTACCAGTTCGGCAAGCCGTTCGTGCCCATGTTCCTCACCTTCATCAGCATGGTGAAGCCGCCCAAGGTCAAGGAACACCACAAGCCCAAGCCGGCCCCCGCCAAGCCGGAACCCAAGCCGGAAGACGACAAGAAGTGATTCAAGGGGACATCCCGTCAACCAGCGCTGGAACGTACCATTCGGTCACATTCTTTGCTTCCAGTGCTGGTCCCATTCTTCTTGCCTGCACACCATATAACGGTGCGGCGAACATTCGTCCCCCAATCCTCTAGCAGCGGTGTTGATCCGCTCTGCTGTGCGTATGGCGGCATCTTCGCTGCATTCGGTAGCTGCCAGATAGCAAGATTCCCCGTCCGAAGAAACTCCTACCACTCTCCACATGGCCCCTCCAGACAGCAAGCGAGTCAAGAGGGCAGCAGTCCCATCTCTGCTGCCCTGGTGGTTTCGCTTTCTTTTATTTGGTCTTTCCAGTGTGCTTCCCACTCTTCCTGGCTGCACACCAAGTACCTGAATCCGTCTATCTTGGCTTCATTCGGGTCCGATGGGGCGGTAGAGTTTTGGTTGGAGTAGTTGTAGACGTTGGCGGTTTCCAGCATGGTGTCGAATTCTCCACCCACGCAGAACACCCAACAGTCGCCCTTGCCGTCCAGCCCTATCACTCTCCACATCATCCCACCTCCACTATCTCCCCGATCTTGAACTCAGCGTCATGCGAGATCAGAAGGAACTGGATTTCTAGCTCGCGGGATATTGATTCGATCAACTCCGCTACCCGTGGCCGCAGATCCTTGGATACGAACTTCATCGGCTCATCGGCGCAGATGATCCTCCGAACGGGAGGCTTCGTCATCATCATGCAAGCCACCCGCAAAGCGAAAGCCGCCACGTCCACCACCCCGCCCCCGGAACCGAACAACGGGTCCGTTTCATGGCCGTCCCGCATGAAGCACATCCTGGCTTCTGTGCGGCCCCGCTTGCGCTCGAATTCTATCTTGAACTCATAGGGGTTGTCGAACACCGCCGCGAGGCAACGGGACACCACGCCCGCGATCTGGTCATGCACTTGCTTCTGGATGGCCTGCCCGGTCTGCTGGAGGATATCCTTGGCGTTGGAGATGGCGGCTTCGTTGCGCTGGGCTTCCTCCAGGGCTTGGCGTTCCGCTTCCAACGCGGAAGCCGCGTTTCGGTGCCGGAAGACAAGCTCATCCCTGCGGCTAGACCATGATTCAATCATCATTGTCTCCGTACTTCTCCATGAACGCCTTCTTCTTTTTCTCAGCGGACGCCTGCAATTTCGCAGCCGCTTCCTCCTTCTTTGCCAATGCCGCCTTGGCGTCCTTGATATTCGTGTAGCCGAATTCCTCATCGAGTCTCTTGAGCAGCGCGGCCTTCTCGCCTTCGGCCATGTTCTTCTCGCGTTGGGCTTGTTCCGCGAGCCTCTTCATCTCTCGAAAGTCTTCAACGATGTCGCTCATGCTTCCTCCCCCATGTACCATGCCCAGAACTGCTCTGATGCGTCTTGCTCTGCGGGCGTTAGCGGTCTGCCGCTCCAGTCATTTTGAGTGATCCTCGTCAGCACGATAGGATCGTATACCACTTCCATCGTGGCCATTTGCATGGTGAACAGAGGCTTGGGTTCTTGCCTCATACGATCCCCTTGTTCAGCAGTTCCTTCATCTTTGGGCTGGCCTTGCTCAACGCCACCCAGGATATGTGATGATCCGGCTTTCCCCATAATCGCTTGGCGTCCTTGGCTATGTCATTGGGAGTGGAGCATACCGGCCCAAGGTACTCCGTGTACCCCAGGTAGAATAGTGATCGAATCACTATGTAGTAGCGAGGTTTCATGATTCGATCCCCTTTCCGTCGCACTTGACGATGGTGGCTTCTCTCCGCTCCTTGCATACACGCCAAAGGGGCTTCCCGCACTTGAGACAAGCTATCCCAGGCTCCACGTCCTTGCCCTTGTGGTTGAAGGCGTGTCCTTCCGAAATGGCCATGTCCAGGGCGTCCGCATTGGTCATCACGTCGTCCTTCATTTCTTCCCCAAATAGCGGGTAAGGGCGGTCCTGGTATCAGCATCGCATTTGCGACGTTCCACCGTCTCCCACACGGCCTCGATGAAGTCTGCGCTGGCGTGCTGAAGTCCCTTGGCGGCTTGCAAGAACTCATCGAAGCCGCCAGCGTCCTCCACTTTCTTGATTAGATCAACCTTCTCCAGCAGCACGTCCTTGGAGCAATCCAAGTGATGGAGAGTGACCTCCCCCGTGTTCCAGATCAACCCAACAGCCGGCTTGTGGGCATGCTCGTCGGTCTTTCGCCTCATGAACCCTCCCGTGACAAGGATCTTCATCTCTTCGTATTGCGTCAACGATTGCTTGTGGTTGTCCCCTGCAATAACCACTGAGTAACCGGCTAGGGCTTTGCGGATCTGGGCGACGTGGCCTTGGGGGTCAGCGCCGGGGAATCCTGTCTTGCGCGTCCAGACGTGCTTGTGGACAAGGGCGATGTTGAAGCCGTGGATCGGACGCCCCATCACCCACTGCTTCAGTTCGTGCCCCCAAGGGAAGCCCATGACGGCGAAGTGGTCGCTGACCGGCTCCATCTTGCCGGGCTTGAGATCCATGAGCGTGCCGCACTCCACCAACGTCCAGTAGGCGCTGCGCTTGATCTGGGCGTAGTCGTGGTACGGAAGATCATGCTGGCCGGGGATGGAGTACATCTTGGGCAGCACGCGGATGGCGAAGTTGATCGCCTCCGGGGGGAGGTTCCACTTGTCCCCCACGTCGCCGCCGCAAAGGATCGGGCACTTGTGCTTGTTGGCCAGCGCCTTGACTTCCAGCCACGGCCTCTCCTGAGCCTCCCACCAATCGGCGTCCCCTCTCGCCACAGGGGCCGTGGGGCTGATGTGGATATCGCTGACCGACACGGCCACCACGAACGCCTTGCCCGCCTCTACAGCGGGTTCTCGCACAGCGGGCAAGTCTTGATCTTGGCGAGCGCTGCGGCTGTTGTAGTAACGTGCTGGGTTCGCTCGCATAGCTCGCTCTCCGTGTGTTCCAAGTCTTCGATGATGCCTTCCAGAGAGGCCATCTCGCCGCGAAGCTTGACCAGTTTGGCTAGGTCTTGCTCTAGCGGGCCAAGGTCGGGAACCTCGATGTCCGCCTTGGCCTCGCAATCGGCAAGCTCTTCAAGCAGTTCTTCCAGGGCGTCCCGCTCCTGTGCGGCCCGGCAGCATGCCTCAAAGGCTTCAACCACCCCTAGAACCGCCTTGTGCCGCCCAGAGGCTTCCAGGGCCATGTTTTCGGCCTCTTCCAAGCTCCCCAATACCAGCGTCAGGGCAGATATGTCGCTTTGCAGTTCCCCGAACTGTTCATCCAGCATGATGATTCGATCAAGATCCTCGCTCATGGTCGGCACCCATGCCAGTTCCTTGCATGCCGCCTCCGTCTTGGCAAGGCGTTCCTCGCACACCTCCCGCGTTGCCTTGGCCTTGCGCAAATCGCTGTCGGCGGCAGCAAGGGAAGAATCGATGATCTCCAGATCCACCACCCGGTTGAGTTCCTTGCTCACCTTGCCAGCACTGTCGCTGATCCAGAAGTGCGGATCATGCTGGGACTGGAAGTTGACCGCGTCCAGCCTCATGGCAGCGGCCACGTCGTCGGGCACCTTGCCGGCCCCGAACGCCTTCCGCTTGGAGCCGTCAAGGATGTAGAGGTTGGTCCCTTGCCCCTTCTTGCGGACCACCTCGCAGTCATCGAAGACCAGCTTGGCGATGGC